CTTCTCTTCTCTTCTCTAGTCTTCTCTAATCTAGTCCTCTCTCATCCTCTAGTCTTATCTCACCCAACCTTCTCTAATCCTATCTTCTTCTCTTGTCTAGGAGATAAACTATGTATAACTGTACCTGTAGTGAAGAGCATGAGATGCATCTTTGTTCTAGTACTAGTGGTGAAGATGATGACTCTATGTGTATGTGTTGTGAGTACTGTACTCAAAGGTGTAATAGAAAGGATGAAGAGGAAGAATAGGCGCGGGCTAGTGCACTAAACTATCTCTTGTATTTCACCTTCAACATATTTTAAAGGATATAAACATGCTGTTCAAGAATGCCATCAAACCTGCTTCCTTTACCGAAGGAGAGCAGTACAGTTTCTATTGTGCAGAGTGTGACAATGCGGTAATTGATAGTTCGCGCGCTGGAACTGGAACCTTTTACTATGTCTTCACTCACAGCAGGGACAGGGTTACCCCTCTCTTCACTAAGGAATACAAGTTTAAGATGGGAGAGTACAGACAGAACATGTTTGCTCTTTGTCCTGATTGCGACCATTTGAAGAAGAATACTCAGTAATCATGCCTATTAAAATTGATGACTTCTACAAAAGAGAACTCACTCCCAAACAGCTTGAAGAGCTAAAACAAGAAACTCAAAAGATAGTAGAGTTTATTGAACTTTGTGACTATTGTAATGGGCCTCCTTATGCAGAACATGCATATCAGTGGAGTTCTGATGGACCAGAATGCAATTTGTGTGGCTTTATCCACAAACTTCCTAATCCATGTTCAGTAGCCGAGGATGGTGAATGCCCACATACCATTTTAAAATAAAGGTAATGCTCAATGGAGAATACTTTGATCAAGCTACTTTAAGTGTAATTCCTAGAGCAGGTGATATTCTCCAACTCAAACCTTATCAACTTAAACCCATTGCAGAATATACTGTAAGAAAGGTTATCCTTTTCGATTCACATGTCGTACCTTATAAAGATAGGAATTATGCTGCTGCAGTCCATATTATGACTGAATATGAAGAGCTTATGGTTCAAGAAACATGAAGACATACCTTGTGCTCTATCCTTTCACATCGGAAAAAGTAACAGTAAATCCTTATTCTGGGAAACAAGCCTCTAGAGAAAGTGTAAAAGATAAACATTTTCAAGGTGCGGGCCTATATTTAGTAAAAGAACATCTTTCTTTCTATGTAAATGCAGAAGGATATTTGCATAGAGAAGATGGGCCTGCTGTTGTGGGCTTAGGTGACTATGAAGAATACTTTATCGAAGGCTATTGTTTTTCTGACCTTGAAGCTTACAATACAGGTCTTCTTCAATATTTGATTAATGAAGAAAAGAATGATTAAATCTACGGACAACTTTCCTGTATTTCCTTAGAGAAAAGACCTACCCTTAAACCCCCATGAACACTATCATTTTCAAAGACTATTCTGTCCGTAAAAAGTTAAAGATTAGACTTCTTGTTTGCGGGCGTGACATTTGGCCTGGATGGTCTAAAGCTCAACTTTTAAAGAGATCAGCTGGGAAAGTAAAACCTGGGTGCTATTTTATAAGGGTCCGCACTAAACCATTCCGATCTCTAGTCAAAGAGATACTCTCGTAGAATTACGGGCGACAGGTCTGGTTGGTTTAAGTAGCGGTGATGTTAGTTCGAATCTAACCCATTGTCACTTTTCAATATGAGTTGGTACGCCAAGATGCAAGTCGAGCGGCTGGGATATAAACCAGTGTCTCCGATATAAGGAGAGGCTGTAGGGCTTGACCCCTACCCAACTCATTTTGTCCCCGATGAGGCCCGGAATCCAGGGTGGTATGCGTCACATGCAAATGTCTTGTATATCAAACCAGAACAGAGCCGGTCTATTAAGTCTGAATTAACAGCTGCATGCTAAAGAGGATACTGATAGAAAGATTATACCATATGGGTGTCTGTTGGGCTGTATCCCCTCAAGCTTATATCTTGTAGAAAGGGTAATCGGTTGCATGCGGGTTCAAGTCCCGTCAGCCCTACCATAGTCTGGAGTCCTGCCAGGCGTACCTTTTAAATCCACAGTCTCCTATTACTGACTCTGGTTCCTCCATTTAAAACCTAATGCAATGGGATAAAGGATAATAAGGTCAAAGGGAAATGCGAGCTGTGTCCTACAGTTGGGTGATTACTCTAGTCCCAACATCTCTTATTAAGTACTAACTTTTTCTCCTAATTTATCCCAATATAAGTTGGGCTTGTTTGAATATCATTAGGAGACCCTAATCCTTTCTGGTGGGTTAAAATCAGACGGTGGCGAGCGTATTTCTTAGTTCTAACGTTTACCCGTTACGATCCGTAAACTATGTACGCTGGAATAGTTGCGCACTCCAGTTAATGAAGCAGACGCAATGTTGGTAGTAGATTAGCAATCTCATGTTGTGCACAAACATGTACTAGAAACTACACAAAGGGATCCGACTGTATAAAAAACAGAGCGGGTGTTGGAAGTCCTAACGAGTGGCTTGACTAACCACTCACCCTCATCCCCTAGAGGTACCAAGGGGTTTTAGAATTTAATGCTCTGTATGATTCTATGTAAAGTGTTTTAGCATGCACACTATACTCATCTTTAAGATCAGTTAAAAGATCATGCGCGGAGTTGAAGCAATTCAGCGGTGTTTAAGACCCACCGATAGATGTATCGCTTGCAGGTATTGGTTACTGAATTTACCGCCTGCTTACATCTATATGGGAGGCACCAGGACATACTAGTTTAGTTCCTCCTGTCTCCCAGTTTTCCTACAGATACTATCAATACCTAATGACACAGGAACAAACATGAAGAGAACAATTATTGTTAAGCTCCATCTAGCCGAAGATGGAAGTGTTGAAGATCAAGAAGACATTAGTCTCAATGATAAGCAAATGGAACTTCTTCTTAAGCTAATTGCTGAATTGGAGACAACAACATGATTTTCCTTATTCTTTCTCTCGCCTGTGTATCTCCTGACAGGGCTGTAGAGTACACTGAGCGCGCATTTCCTGAATGCACAGATCACCAGTATCTCTCCCATCATTATGGACAAGGCGGAAACCCTGCTCAGACAGAAGTGTCTATGACATGTGATGGACTTACTAAGTCTGTCACTGTCAAATGTGTGCATGGTTATGGCTGTATTTCCAAGACTACCTGTCACATTAATAATTAGGAGATAACATGATTCCCTTTATCTGTCTTGCTATTGATACTTATCTTTATATGTATTCTACTAAGATGTTTGGATATACCTAGAGAGAATAATGAGACCTGGTAAATACACAGTAATTGTTACTGACAAACAACAACAAATATGGAAAAGAGAGAATACTAGTGGGCAATCGTGTAAGCGGTGCTCCTCCGACACTATGAAGAAGTTTATGTGGTGGGAAATACCTGAACGTCAGAATTATCTCTTCTGTATCAATCCTAATTGTAAACATGTGGAGTTTATTTAATGCTTATTCTTCTATTTTCCTGCCTTCTGCCTACTTATATTCCAGTCTGTCAGGTAGATCAATGTTTTGAGACTTATCAAGAACATGAAGGAATGAATAGTCTTAAAACTTCACCCGTGAATGAAAATGCTTGGGATCTTTATTGTTATTGTAATGATAACTATACAGTTCGAGAAGAAGATTTTGCACCCCTTAAGAATGGGACATGTGAATCATGATAAAGTTTATTGTAGATACACTTCTAACGGCCCTTGGTACCACCCTTTTTGGTGGGGTACTAGGTGGCGCAGCTTACTGTTTTTATCTTCTTGGACAAGCTAGTGTATGGTTTTCTATCCCTGTTGGTATTATTGGAGTTAGTGCTGTTATCACTTTGATTTCAAATTAAACTTATTCTAGGAAAAGAACAATGATGTTTCTTCTGCTCTCTATTGCTTTTGCTAACGAAGTTCATCTAGTCAACAAGACTTGTGAAGACTATACATATGTGGTAAGAGTAGGAGATAATGTTACAGCAACACATGTTACTGCATGTTATTGGGATGAGGATAAGATGCCCGGCGAAGCAAGCTGGACAGCACTCGCCAAGTACTTCCTATTCTTCTCCGGTGTTAATCTTTACACCATCGACCACTCGTCGGTGGCCTTCGAGGGCCACCTTCCTGTCTCCTCCCTAAAGGCAACCTACCCCATCTCTACTGTTGGATATACAGAGGATATGAATATTCCTCTACCAAAGAGAGGAGAGAAGCAAAATAGCTATTACTGAAGAGACCAGGTAGGACATATCTTTTTACCAGGACAATAAAAGCCTATGACCTCTACACAAATAGATAATATAAAAACATTAGATTAATTCTATAACACTAGTTCTAAGATTATCTTTCAAGTGGTTAAAATTATTCAAGGTCGTATTGGACCAGAATATCTACTTAAAGATATTAAGACTGGCATAGAACATGGTCCAGTCTTTCATACATGGTTGTGCAAAGATGAATGGGAAATTCATATACATATAGGTTAAATTATGATTATCTGGCTCGCAAGAGTAGCTATCACAGCTACTATCTTCTCTTCTTTTGTACTAATTGTATTTGGAATAGGAGCACTTATAGCCTGGCTTGCTACTGTACTCTCTGGAGCAAGTTATTGGTTTGCAGTCTCCGCTGTAATCATCATCCCTGTATCTATGATAATGGTTACAGTAGATGAAATAAGTGATTCCTCTTCATGGAGTAATTGATCATTCTAACATTATAGGTCTCTAGCTCAATGGTCTAGAGCACCAGCCTCTTAAGCTGCGAGATCAGGGTTCGAGTCCCTGGGGACCTACCATCTATGTGGGCTACAAGGATGATGTCGAAACTCATCACTGTGGTCCCCTCTCTCTATTCTATAGTTCTTAATCCTATCTTTCTTCAGATAGTAGTGACCCATGGCGGGAAAAGGTTCAAATCCTTACACATGATTAAGACGAAGATATAGAATAGAGAGATAAACTTTAATAAAGAAGGGTGCGCCGGGAGAAACCCGGAAGCAGTAGACATAGAGAATGGATTAATCTATGAAAGCAAGACCCCTATGACTATCCACCAGAAGGGTTGATACCTTCTTAATTTATATTGTGAGAAAAACATGACAGATCTAAAAGAAATATTCGCAACATTGGGAATATTTGCCTTTAGTGCAATGATATTCTTTCTGGGTTACTCTATATATGATTTCATGAATAGAGATTTTCGATCCTCTTTTGAAATTGAAAGAGATAATCAATTACAAGAATGGCGTAAAGAAAATGTAACAGATCTTTATCAAAATGAAAACTATCACTTTCTCAGAATTATTGATCCTAAATACAACATAGTTTGTTATGTTTATGGAAATAAAGCTATTAGCTGTATAGACAATAATTCAATACAAATGCCAGATTAGCTGAGTTGGTTTAGCAGCGCCTTCGTAAGGCGCCGACAACGGTTCGAGTCCGTTATCTGGCTCCATTTTAATATACGCTGCCATGGCCGAGTGGTTAAAGGCACATGACTGTTAATCATGCGGGTTATCCTACGTAGGTTCGAATCCTACTGGCAGCGCCATAAAACAAGAGACAAGAAGTAGAATACAGAAATCTTATATTAAAGACAAAGAACCCTAATAATGGAGAAAACCATGGGTGAATATGCAGACAAGATGGCCGCCGAGCGGCAGTCTCAATATCCTGGACTTTATGACCGTCGACCCGTAGTTCGTCATGGCGATGGCTCTATTGGTCCTTCAAAGACCCGTCATCCCAAGACTGGCTACCCAGAGATGCGTAAGCAAGAACGTATGGTAGTAGTGGAAAGGAATCGTGCCGCGCGCGCAGACCGAACTCCACAACAACAGCTTGCTCTTCTTAACAAGCGTCTTGGAAAGAATGTAGGAGCTCAGCGAGAGCGTGCTCGTCTTCATTCTCTTATCGAATCCTCCTCGTCTTAATCTACCCCTAAAGAGTAAAAGGGAACCCTTTTATAGGGTTCCCTTTACTTATCCTCTCCTTATGAAAACTTATCCAATAATAGAAACTGAAACCCCATTGAGTTGCTTTCATAAAATTTTTCCTTATCTAATGAAAAAGGAAATATTTCAAGGACCTGGAAGATATATCTTTAGGAGCAAAAATACAACAATTCTTCGAACGATAAGTGCAATAATTAATCAAGATAGACTTGTTCATTCACTTGAAGAACCAGCTTGGGTTACTCAAGCTCGTTCATACTATTATATTGAGGGAAAATTTCTTCTTGAAGAAGAATGGAAGCAAGAAATATATAAAAGAATTATGTTAGAAATTCCAAACCAGGAGCAACAATGGCTAAGCAAGGAAGAAATGCTCGTGCAAGAGCAAAGCAACGTCGTGACAGTGAAAAGCGTAAGCGTAAGGCCGTGATGAAGGCGCGTTATCGTGAGTGGACAGATAAGGGAATGAACCAAAAGAGCAAGCGTGTACGTCTTGCCAAGGGTCGGTCTACTGCTCTTCGCACCAGAGAGCGCCGCCGTAGTCCCGGTAATCTTGGTGACTACAAGTGTCATCCTGATATCAATATGCCATTCTTCGCGCGCATGCTTCTTCTTGAAAGACAAGGACATCGGAATCAGTACACCAGCAAGTGTTCTCATATTCAGGTTGATGCCTGGATTCAGCAGAATAACTTTACTCTTTAGGAGACTTAATGACTATAGTTTATGTCATTCTTCTCTCTTTTCTCCTGGGCACTTGCTTTACAACTTTATTTGGAGTAAGGCAAGAATCTCTTATCATCATTCCTATTATCTTTATAGGCTTGTTTCTTGTTCTTTCTGTGTCAGGACATATGAAAAGTATTAAAAATAATAATCATTGTACTCTTCTTTGTGAAGATATCAATGCAGAGATGAAAGCAAAAGAATGCTGGATTCCTCTATATGGTGAAGACCAGAAGGGATGGGAGAAGTGCTCGTTTGGTAGATAATGAAAACCTTAATAGAAAGAATAGAGCAGTTTAGTACACCAGGCACAACTATTATTAGCCCCTGTGGTGGAATCGGTTTACACAGAAAACTCAAAATTTTCCGTCCGTTATAAGGACATGCACGTTCAAGTCGTGTCAGGGGTACCATAACCATCTGCCCACAGGTTGTATCAGGACAATGTTACCATTATGCCACATACGTCTCAGACAAAGGTAAAGCCTTTTCTCTCAGACTGAAACTTAAGAAGTATCAATTACTAGATTGCAAGCGATGGTGAAAGAGCTGAATGGAATAAGCTCAGAACAAGGTGATTATCCTACTCCTTGTACATTTTACAGGTTTATATATGACATTAGAAGAATTCCGAAATGCTCTTCGACATGGCCACCTTTCGCCTAGAAGCTACGGATTCTCCCGCTTCATAGGTAATACCCCTTATACCTTTACTTTAAGTCAGCAATATTTCATAAGTCAACAATTCACTTGCTATATCAAAAAAGATGATACTGAAGAAATCCTTACTCTAGAGGCTCTAGATACCTATGAAAATGCTGTACAGTTTATGTATAAGATTTATCAAGAGTTAGAATATAAGGAATTAATGATTTCATCATCCTCTTACAATAAGGAAAACAATGACTCCAATCCAAGCACTTCAGAAAATTATTACGATTCTTGAAGAACACCCTACTAACGGCCCTAATGGACAAAGACCTCTCTTCTACGGAGAAGAAGGGTATGATGCTAGAGCAAGGTATGCTTACCTTGAAGCCAAGGATGCTGTTGTTTCCTATAAGCCAGAAGATGATTATAATCAAAAGGCACTTCATTTTATTCTCAATGATTCTGAACTTAGAGAAAAACTTCTCTCAAAGATGAGGGAAGCAAACCTTATCTAACTAGGAATTAATCATGCAAGAACTCAAGGGTAACATGTGGGACCATCTTGGTACTGCTAATGCTATTTGTATTACCACTAATGGATTCGTTAAGCGTAATGGCCAGTGTGTTATAGGTAAGGGATGCGCTCTCCAAGCGAAGAAGATGTGGCCTAGTATTCCCACTCTTCTGGGAGATACCATTGCCAAGCGAGGTAATCTCCCTGCCTGTCTTCTTCGATCCAAGGGTACCTGGGTAGTCTCATTTCCTGTCAAGAGCGAGTGCAAAGTTACTCAACACGAGACAGGACCTGTTCTTAAGCTCGTGGTGATGGATACTGAAGTAGATGGTCTTGCCACCTGTTCTCTAGGGCAGGCCAGTATTATCGACATTGAGATTGTCAGAGAATAATGGTTTTCTCTCTGTGCATTAGGAAACAAGATACAAAACCTGTTTTTGTCTCATTCTTTACTAATCAAGAATTAGAAATTTTGTTTCCTTTAGTTCAAAAGATATATGGGGATGTTATCCCAAAATGTACAGAAACGACTGAAGAATGGATTTTCCCAGCATCAGATGAAGTTAAAATAGAAGCGATACAAGATGCTATCCAAAAAGCTGTAAAAGCTACATGGGATAAACACCAATAATTTGCCGGGTCTGGTACCCTGGAAAAGTCCTTACAAATGAGGTCAAAAGGACAATGTAAGCTGCAGTGGCCTTATACTTACACAATATACATTGCAGATCATGGCGAAATGGCATACGCAAGCGTGGTCTAAGCCTACATGAATAGGGATTAACTCGTAAGACTAATCTTTCAGACTCATGGCGAAAACTGCTGCTCTTGTTTAGTCTGACAAGCAAAGAGCGTGAAGGTTCGAGTCCTTCTTTTCTCCAATGTATTCTAAAAACATAAAGCCAGGTCTTCGGGCCTGGCTTTAACTATGCCTTGTCTATAGTTAGAAAAAGAACATAAGTATATAATCTCTTAAAAAATATGAAAGTTAATAAAAAAGTATATGAAATTCAAGGGTAATCAAAGGAGTACCTTATGCGCATTTCTATTATTGGAACAGCAGGTAGACGAGAAGATTACGATAAGCTAAGTAAAAAGCTTTATATTAATGCTGTGGCTCGACTTAGAGCAGAGCTTCTTCCTTATCAGGAGGAAGAGTTGATTGGAGTAAGTGGTGGCGCCGCATGGGCTGACCATATGGCGATTTCCCTCTTTCTTCTTGGTGTGTTCTCTTCTCTTGAACTACACCTCCCTGCCTCTTGGGACCAGCAAAAGAAGCAATTCATTGAAAACAAGACTGATTGGCGCTCCTCAGGAAACATTTCTAACTATTACCATCGTCAGTTTAGTAAGAAGATGGGGAAGAATACTCTCTTGACTCTTAATAGTCTTCAAGGAAACGACAAGGTGGTTTTCTTTACAGGTGGTGGTTTCAAGCAGAGGAACACCACAGTAGCAGAAGCATCAGACAGGATGTTTGCTCTTACCTTCTGCAATCATCCTTGGCCTAAGGTCGGGAGCGGCACGGCAGATACTTGGAAGAAAGCCTCTCATCTTCGAGTAGGGGAAGAGAAGATTCATATTAACCTGTGGGATCTCTAATGATTTAAGAGAAATGCCGCCGAATAGACAGAAACAAGGAAAAGAAATGTATGTGGTCTGAGTATGATTATTACATTAGCCTAAAAGACTACAACCCAAAGAGAATAAAAAGAGTATCGGTGTGGTCTTCAGCTGGTTTGCATAAATATGTTTTTCAAGACAAAGGAACACACTATATAGAGTGGCTTGATGACAGAAATAGAATAATTCCAATTCTATTGACATGTAATGAACAAGCTCTCCTGCACTCTTATGATAAGCCTGCCTACATCGGTTGGAAAAGACAAAACAATATATGTGTTATGCATTATTTAAATGGTCACTTTTGTACACTTGAAACATGGGCACAAAAAGTTTATAAAAACCTTATGGTTTCAAATGTGTGAACTAGTATGTGAAGACTTTTTCGGATGGAAAGTCTATAGCCTTGACTACGATCCTAGTAACGGCGGCTTATTCCCCAAAGGAAAAGCTCTATATATTATAGATGCCTATCCTTATGAAAAGATAGATCGGCGAGGGCGGCGGCGAGGCTCTTGTGAGAGCTCACATCCCCACCATGGATGGATACCTGATTTAGTCTTAACAGACAGTCATGGATATATGCATTCTGATTTTTGCCCAGCACATGTTGAACTTTATGTTGATTCAACAAAAAATAGTAGTGACCATTATATTCATGGCGAATATCTATTCAAAAAAGACTTTGAACTTACTGTTCATTATAAAAAGATAATGCTTGGAGAAGAATGAAACAAAAGCTTTTTCAAGAATTTGACTATTACGTTTCTTTATATGATTATAATCCTGGCTTTCAACCATATCAAGCACTTTATGTTGATGGTTCTATTGAAAAGGAAATATTTCAAGGCGCAGGACGTTATCTTATTGAATATAAAACAGCAAAAGAAGAGATTCTTCTTCTTTTGCTTATTGTCTCTTTTAATAGACAACTTCACTCTTATGAAGAACCTGCTTATCAGGGTTTTAATAAATACAAAAAACCCTCTATAACAAGTCACCATTATATTAATGGACAACTATACCGAAAGAAAAAATGGTTTGAAGAAATAGAATATAGAAAGATAATGCTGGGTGAAGAATGCCTGAAAAATATGTAAATGTTCTTATTGGTATATCCAAAAAAGAAATCAAACCTAATCTGAAGAAATACAATCCAGATGATTGGGAGATTCCTCCTCAAATATGGTTTGAAGACAATTGGAATGATCCACTAGCTTTGGATGATTTAGATTTAGCTACCTATGAAACATATGGAGCTGCTACATTAGCTCTCTTTGATATTCCAGATGAAGCTATTATTAGAAAGGCCGTATCTTGTCCTGTTCATTACTTTGAAGAAAGAATACATTAAATGATTTATCAACTCCCTGATGGGAAATGTTGGCAAAGAACTTGGCCTTTTCTTTTGGAATCAAAATATTTTAAAGGACCAGGGATATATATTAATAAAACAAGCTTAATTCGAGAAGTTCTGACCATTGATAAAGACGGTTATTTAAAATATTTAATAAGTATTCAAGGTTCGGCAAAAAAAAGACTTCTTAAACGCAAATTCTATTTAACATACAAAGAAAATCCTCATCTTTGTGAAGATGAAATTGATTATCAATCACTCACTGAGTATTACTATAAACGCGACTACAAACGACTTATTTTAGGATTAGATAAATGAAGCGTATTCAAGTACAAAAGTCTTTGGCACAAACTCAATTCAAGAACCTTCCTCAATGGATTCAAACACCATTTGGATCCATTCATATCAATAAGATTCTTACTTCTTATGTAAGAAAGCTTATTCCCGCTAACAGTTAAACAAATAGGAAAAACAATGAAGAACATGTTTTTTGCAACGTGCTGCGCAGTAGCACCCTTTGCTCTTGTCGTCATCCCTCTCTTCTTCCTTTTCTAATGGAATACACTCTAGTTGTATTAGCCATTCTTTTAGTCTATTGGCCAATTTCATACATGGGAATTTTATTCCATGAGCTTGGACATTACTACATGGCAAGTAAGCTAGATATTGAAGTAGAGGTAATCGAAATAGGAATGGGTCCTGTTCTTTTAGAATGGGGTCTATTCGCTTTTAAATTATTTCCCTTTGCTGGCTTGATGAAACCAAAAGAAGTCAAGTGGGCTTTCAAAGACCCATCTAAAGGAATTCTTGTCTTTTTGGCAGGTCCTGCTCTTGGAGCTATTCCATGGGTAATTCTATCTGCAATAACATCTAATCCAATTTTACTGCTTATTGCAACTATTGAAATACTTGGAAACTTACTTAACCTCTTTCCATGGCCTGGGTCTGATGGTTTCGGTTTTATTGTTTCTATAATATGTTTCTTTATTCCCAAAAAAACTAGAGACTTAGCTTTAAAAAGAATTAAACAAAATGACTAAAAAAGAAATACAAGAAATTATTGAGGAATATTTAAAAGAAAATCTTGAAATAGAAATCGAAACGTGGGGCCTTCATCTTGAAGTTAAGTTAATGTTGAATTCTAATGTAATAAGATTAATAAGTTCTTCAAAAATAGAATTAAAAGAATTAGAGTAATTTATGCCTTTGTAGCTGAGTGATTTAGCAAGGTCCTTGTAAGACTTAGACGTCGGTTTGATTCCGTCCAGAGGCTCCATATACGGATATAGCGCAGTCTGGCTAGCGCACCTGCTTTGGGAGCAGGGGGTCGTAGGTTCAAATCCTACTATCCGTACCATTAAAGACAGGCTATAGATAATCTTCCTTCTAAGCACTTTGTGCATTTGACTTTTAATCAAAACTATTAGATTGTCTGCTTTCCTGTCTTTTCCCTTTTGGGGTAGGCTATTAAAGATCTTCCTTCTATTTTATTTACAATGCAAAATCAGATCTTTGGCTTTCCTACCTCATCCTTTTTAATCAGGAGATATTGTGATTACACTAACCTTTGTCCTTGCTAACCATGGCTACATAGACCTCCCAAGTAATCTTTCTTCCTTGGGCTTCTCTGCTCCTGTAGATGAGCTTGGTACTGTAATAGCAAATATGGCCTATTATGGTTATGCCCCCTCTGCTGAGGCCATAACTCTTCTACAGCAGCTAGACAGCGAAGAGCTGCAGTCTTACTGGGTAGAACTTGAGCCGGTCTTGGCAACACTAACTGGTGATGACAAGGACATTGAGTTAGGGATAGTCTACAAGAACTTTCCTGCTGAAGTTCTTTCTATGAGCCAGGCTGAGTACTGGTTTAATCAAGTCTGCATGTATGTCGGTTTCTCTAAGGAACTTTTTACTCAAGAGGAAGAGGAGCGTGCTCCTCTAAATGAAGCTATCGATCTTAAGATTCTTCATGTTGAAAAGAGTAATACTCTTGAGCAGATTGCATCAAGTCTACTCAAGTCTCCTGTTCGCTGGAACAAGACTGAACAAGAAGAGATCGAATTTATTATTAAGCATGGCACTGTTGCCGTTCTAAGCGAAATCTCCTTTAAGGAGAATTTCGCCTCTCTTGCCGAATCCATTCTTGAGATGGAAAATATTCCCTATATAAACTCTACAGATGTTCTTCGAATGGGTGCTGCTCTTTCTGGAGCAGACCTTTCTAATGGACCTGTAAGGTTTCGTAAGTTTAAGCGTAGTGAGCGGCGACAGCTTCTTGGAATGCTTTCAACCAATCATCTTCTTAAGAATGATGTTGCTATGCGGCCTGAGGTCTGGAAGCGATTCCTATACAGTCTACACCCTGGCGACTACAAGGCTCATTATCCTGTTGTCGTAGAAGCTTACAACCAACTCTATAAGAAGTCTCTTCCGAAAAGCTATAACTCTAAGATAGAGATTATGCTTGCAGAAAACAACCCAGAAGTTCTTGATCTTCTCGTTACTCGTCCTGGAGTATTTCTTCGTAGATTTGTTAAGACTGCTAAGACTTTTGGAAATCTAGCTGCTATGCGATTCACAGAAGTTATTCCAGAGCTAACTATAATGCAACTTGTTAAGTTTAAGGCTTATCTGGATACAATTTCTTTTCGAGAGACTCGTATCTTTCCTCCAAGAGGCAATTGGACAAAGGCACAAATTGGCGAACCAGTTGGAAATATTCCTGGTCGCATTAAGATTATTAGTGCTATCGAAAATGAGCTTAACAAGCGTTTGAGTTTTCGTTATCCTCAAGGTGTCAGTCTTGATCCAATGAGTTCAGATATTACTTTGCCAGAAAACGACAGCACCCTTACTGAATATAATCGAGGGACTGTATTCCATATTCCTCAAGAAGCCAATTTCGTAAGAACGGCTTCTTTTTGGACTAGCCCCCGCCACACAGTTTGGTTTGATAATGGTTGGAACTTCTTTAATGAAGAATGGATTGGAATGGACAGTGTTTGCTGGAACAAGACAGACGCTATAGGTGCTCTCTTTTCTGGAGATCCATTGAGTTCTAGGACCAAGGATGGTCACGCTTGTCAAGTCATTGATCTAAACATTGATGAACTCAAGTCTGCTGGTGTCAGATATGCAGTCTGGAACATCCTCTGTTTCTCAGGGAAGAAGTTTTCTGAAGCTCCAGAAGGTGTATTCGGCGCACTTCAATGGGGAGAAAATGCACAAGAAGGTAAGATTTTCGAACCTTCTCGCGCACAACTTACTTTTACTATTAAGGACGAAGCTCTTACTAAGTACATTGCACTTCTTGATGTAGAAACACGAAGTATTGTTTATCTTGATGCAAACTTAAAGGGGCATACTCACTCCGCAAAGTCTAACCAAAAGATTCTTACAGAGTTTATGCCTCCGTACATGGAGTATATCTATTCTCTACCAACAGTAATGGACTTGTTCGATACTCTTCCCAAGAGTGCAGATGGAACTAAGATTCTATATGATGACAAGGAAGCTGTTCTTCAAGACGAGGAAGACGCTTATGTCTTTCAGAAATTAAATCCAGAAAGTTCTTTCACTCAAATAAATCTTAACGAAATTCTTTCATCAAAGGAATGAATAATGGACTCTACATTTAATGACTATAAGCTCAGAGTAAGAGCAGCTTATAACAACAACCCTGGTTGGCGATATGGACAAACTATATTCAATGTGCTCTGTAAAATGAGGCCAGACCTAAGTGAACAAATTAGAGCCACTAAGCTAGACCCATTCTATTCAGATCATCGACCAAAACATGAAGCACAAGCCTTGCAGGCGAAATGCTTCGAGTGGATCGCCAGTAATTGGTAATCTGCTAGCTCTCTATTAGTCTTTCTATTGGGTTATCCGGACGCCACGTAGAATTGATTAGGTTAGATTGAAACTAAAGTTTCTCTAATAGGTTTAGTTAAGTCGCGCTGCACCTTGACAACCTCCCTAATATCATTAATAGAGAGCACCTTTTACTATAAGAAAAAGCAAAGGAGAAAAATGTATTCATATCTATTACTAACAGTTAATAAGATTAATGGGGGTATAGTATGAGTAAACCTACACCATATTCTTTGGTAAAGGGAAGTATTCTTCTTTGTCTTATTCTTTCCATTCCTCTTTGGTTAGAGCTTGCTCTTAAAGCAATTGTTCTTGGTCTTTTCTTAGGTCCAGTTTGGTATGTGGCAAAACATATTATGAGCTTCTTGACCAAAAATGAAGACAAGGCACTTGACTGGGCTCAAGATAAAGCATTAGACTATTGGGCCGAGAAAACTAAAGATGGATTAATTCCTGAATGAAAAAACCTATTTCGATTTTCCAAATAAAAACACTTTATCAAAATCTTTGGGAATTCCAAGACCGTTTTTTCAAAATATTTAGAGAAATATTTCAAGGACCAGGAACCTATGTAGTAGAGATTATTGATTTTGATCTAGAACCCAAGCCGACCCACTGTAAACAAGTTATAGTTCGAGTAAATAAAAATAGAACAATTCATTCCAAATTAACACCCGCCTGGATTGAGATTAATTTTAACAAAACTGTATACTGTGAGTGGTGGTGGCATGGACAGCGAATTCCCTCTGAACAAGGCAAAAATTTGCGTCGACAACTCTTATATAAAGAGATAATGATTGGAGAAAACAATGGCTGAAAGTAAAAAGAGAAATAATGATACTAAAATACTTCACTGCAGTCCCTGCAAGTCTCATATTTTCCAAGATAAAAGATATGGAAATAAAATGAGAGTGCACAATGGGTGTGCAGGGCCTGCTTATCGATGTACTATATGTAGCAATACACGCAATTAGCTTTCCTCAAAAAGATATCCCGTCCCAATGATGGTGGTGCTAGGGAGCAAACCCGACAATAGTTGCTTATGAGCTTTATCCGGGGTCGTTGAGGGAGTTGGGGGACTCTTCCTAAGAGGAGAAAACAAAAGTCCCTACCATAGGTAAATTATGGAATTATTTGGCACAAAAGTTTATGGTATTTTTAACACACAACGTTTTTACCATTATAAAGACCATCCTTTAATGCAAGAAGATCCTTATAAATGGAAACTAAAAGCTTCTATGTACCAAGGGCCTGGTCTTTATTATTTTTATAATTATGATAAACAATTGGTTTTGACTTTGGTTAATGAAAATAGAGAAGTCCATTCTAAAGAAATGCCAGCATGCACTTGGAGACTGGGGTCATCTCTTAAGCTTAACTGTCAATATTTTATAAATGGAATTATTATAAATAAATCTGAATTTCTTCATCAATTTTATAAAGAATTATGGAAAGAATAGAAAAACTCTAGAAGCTAACTCTTAGTGGTTGGATTTAACATTAACAAAAGAAAATAATATGACACAATTTCCTAAAATTCTATGGGAAGGACCTATTTCACAAGGTTCTTCAACCTTTGGACGAATAGTTGTTGTTAGCAATGACTATAGAATTAAAATACACACTCTTTTTTCTCTTCACAAGTCAGTGATCGTAGAATGTTCGTCAACAAGAGATTGTATGGGGCAAAGAATCTGGAGAAAAGCCTCTACAGGCTCTTCTGGAACTCAGACACCAATGCGCGAGCAGGTTCTTACAGCAGCAGTGTGTTCTTTCCTTCCATGATTCTGACTTACTATACAGTCTCTAGATCTTATCTATTTATAGACAATTGGTTTGCTATAAAAGAAGACGCCTTTCAAAAGGCCATGGAAGAGAAAAAGAAAGAAGATCAACAAGAAATACCAGATAAAGTTATGTGGGCTTTTCTTACTGTTCTGTCTCTTGTTCCTATTCTCGGAGAGTATTTTCTTCTTGCAGCAATTGTAGAAAATATAAATAATACATTTGGAAAAGAAGAGGTACAAGACTAAATAGTCTTAATGGTATACTCTATGTATGCCACAACCGGTACCCATTTACACTATTTTTATTAAAGATCCACAGACATCATCTCGTTGGGTCAGAATAAGAACACATACCAAGACAGAAAGAATTCATGGACATCTTGGTCAAAGATATTATAAAGGTCCGGGAACATATATAGTAAAAGATAGCCAAACAGGCCGACCTTTTGCTATTGCAAGAGTAAATGAAAAAAGACAACTTCATTCAGACACTCTTCCTGGTGTATTGCTTCTTACCAAAAGTACAACCTGGCCCTTCTATTTCACAAAAGGTATTTATCTTTCAGATACTGAATGGGCAGATCACCAATACAAACTCCTTATGACTTAAAGAATATCTTCTTTAAAACTTTATTATGAAACCAACTCCTATTTATATTATCAAGACAGGATTGTGGCATATTTATCTTTTAGATGAAAATATGCAACTTAATCTGACTATCTTTAAAGGGGCTGGAACATATATTATTCAGCGTAATAAAAGTCAATGGATACAAATAGTTAGAGTTAATGAAAAAAGAAAACTCCACTCTCCAAGTTTCAGCAAACCCTCATCTGTTCTTATTCATAAAGATGATCTTACACAAATACAAAAAACATATCATTATCATGGACAACAAGTTGAAAGAGAAGAGTTACGTTATCAATGGCTAATGATAAAAGAAAAATCTATATCATAGAGAATTATTGGTCCAAAACAAATGCAGGAAGTTTTCAAGAAGCTTTAGATAAAGGACTCTTTCAAGGCTCAGGTGTCTATGTCTTATGCTCAATGAAGTTAGCTACTGATAGTGCAGAAAACACATGGATTGAAATTATAAAAGTAAATAGCCTGGGAGAAGTTCATTGCTCTCATGGTCATGTTGCAGAATGGTATTCTAGTGGCTTCCCAGTACCCCCTAAAAATAAAGAACAATTTTATTCTTTCCATGGGAAGACAATGTCGAAAAAAGAATGGGAAAAAGAAGTATATAGAGAAATAATGCTTAGAGAAACAAATGATTGTCTGGATAACCCCAAGGAAGAAAAGAATTAGGTTCTATTCTTCTAATAAAGAATGGTTTCATCTTGTCCATGTAGCAAGAAAAGTTGATGGCAAATGGATTCTTCCTCTTGATTCAAATATTCTACAAGCAATATTTGTTGCTTCTAAAGAAAAAGAATACAAAATGCTTGTAACAAATAACATTCCAAACAAACACCAATTACTCTTGGGACAATTAATAGAAGAATTAGAGAGAATATTTAATGAGCAAAAGACATCCCCGTAAAGACAAGAAAAAGTCTAGACAACATACCAAAGACGAACCCGTCTTAGTTAATATAGGGAAATACACTCCCAGCGCAGCTGAAATTCACTCTGATGGAACAATGATTTATCTTCTCCATCCTACTGGTCTCAATCGTAAACAAAGGAGAAAACATGGCCTGTATTAATCAAGCTATGGAGTGGCTCGATAAAGGCCAAAAACTTTTTAGAGCCGAATGGGCAGCAAAGTCTGCTTATATCTATTTAGAGCAGGATGATCAAATCTTTGTTAATTGGGATGGAACTATACATGAATATGGTCTCAGGCTTAGTGATCTCACAGCTACAGATTGGGAAATTTATAAAGAAATAAATTTTCAAACTGTAACTAGCTTCAAGGAAGCTTGCTCCCATATGGACCAGGGTGGACTTGCTGAAAGATCAGGCGTGAGTCCAGTTAAACTTTGGAGAAATAACTTTTATATTGAAGCTACTTCAGCTCGCTATGCTTTGACTTATCTAGATGTTATGGCAACAGATTGGGTTCTTCTTTAATCCTATCTAAAACTTTAGAGGATGGACTCTTAGAAGTCCATCGCTCTTCTTGCCTTCATCCTCCCGACAATACATATGGTAATCATATGTGTGTATGGGGAGAAGGTGGGTCATGGTTCAGATGGCAAAACAATTGGTACACTGGGTGGCCAAAATCTCAACATAAAGTAAAACTTATATTAAAGGATTGTGACAATTGGGAAGAAGCACAAGAGTTTCTTTCCCTAAATCCATACTTAATAGGATAGACAATGAAGATCTTTACTCATAGTGCACAAGGACAACGCGCCTATCAAGAAGATAGACTTCTTATTCAAGACTCTCTTTTAGTTATTGCAGATGGAATGGGTGGCCACCCCAATGGAGATAAGGCTGCTACACATGCTGTAGAATGCCTCTCTGCCGTCGCTTCTGAAGTAGAAGAGACCAAGGGTCTCATGAATACTGATGAGCTAACCAGAGGGATTAAGAACGCAAATACGCTATGTATTCAAGCGGGCGACCGACGAGGTTCAACAGTTTCTACTGTTTACATTGATAAGGACACTAGTTCTCTTCAAATTGCACATGTAGGTGATACAAGAATTTATCTAATGCGCGGCCCAAATCTTATCTATCGTACAGATGATCATGGTTATGGCCATACGCTTACAAATTGTCTTGGCTTTCTTGTCCAAGTAGACACAAAGGTTCTCTCCTATCAGGAAGGAGATATCCTCCTCATGACTACAGATGGTATTCATGATGTATTTGATGGAAGTTATCATCTATACTCTGAAATTCAGAAGGCAATTGAACTAGGTTTTAATCCTGCAGAGAAACTATGTAGTCTTGCTATTGACGAAAGAGAGTCTAGAGACAATTGCACTGCAATAATATGCCTTCTATAGTAAAAAACATCAAAGTCATCAAATTAGATGAAGCTATTCTGTATAAAAATAAGCATAAAATAAAATTACTTTCTTGCCATTTTCTTAGAGCAGGGCGCTATAGAATAGATTTTGGAGAAAAAGGAATAGCCTGGGCTTGGTGTGATGAAGAAAGACAACTCCATTCTTTAAAAGGGCCTGCTCTAAAAATATTTTATGGATATGAATTACCCCATGAATATTTTTATATTAATGGTAAGTCTATTTTGAAAGAAGACTGGATAGTAGAAAAACAATATCGAGATCTTATGACCAATGGATGAGTATCAATTAGAATATGTTTTTTTTAAACATACCCCACAATATAAAAAAGGTCGCTTTAAACTTGAAGAACAGCATTTTAAAGGGCCTGGAAAATATTCTTATATCAATGAATATAAAACTATAGATTATTGTATTGTTGATGAAGCAGGGTATTTGCATAATTTAAAAGGACCTGCCTGGGTTTTAGGAAGTCTTCAGGAAGATAATAAGATTCCTTTTTCTAGTATTTATTATATTCATGGAATAGAAATTACAAAAGAAAAGTTCTTGTTTGAAAAAGAATACAAAGAAATAATTATAGGAAAACAAAAATGAATACACCACATGTAGTTCTTGGCACCCACACTGATCCCTTCACCGCTACAGTCTTCCCTTCTTTAGAGGCTGCAACAACTTATATTGAAGGATCTCCATTCAAAAACTGTCTTTCTATTCTAGAAGCAGAAATGGGTAGTGAAACAGGAGCACTTTCTAATCCTGGAATCTCTTTTTCAGAAGCTTTTATGAAGGCACTAACTCATGGAGATATGATTATGAGAGGAGATTATAAGTATCGGTATCATTCAGATACAAGTACTTGGTATAGATCCGCCGCCACCTCTACTGCTTACGAAGAAGAATATGAACTTACCGAAGAAGATCGTACACGAACAGACTGGCGGATCTACTCAGAATAAGCCTTTTAAGATGTTTTATCTTGGTCTTAGAAATACTAAAGAATGGCCTTTATTCTCTGTACAAGGTACTCTTCTTAGAATTAATGAAAAAAGACGTCTTCATTCTTTAGATGGCCCAGCGCGAAGAGATGTGCGATTGGATGACAAACGAGCAGACACTCTTTTTTATGTTATTGAAGAAACATCACTCAACCCAAAACAATGGCGACAAGAAATTTATAAAAGACTTATGTTAAAATCTTAACTATGGGCCGGTACTGGCTTCGACTTGGTTATTGGAATAAACAATACAGGTAGTCCTTGTAAGAAAAGACTTTAAAGACTTACATAAAACTAAACGGCAACGATAACGTAGCTCTCGCTGCATAGCGAGTGGGGTTTCTAACTACCCTATGTCCAAAGTTAGATGTGCACTTGGTCTTAGCAGAGAAATAATAGACTAAAATGGTTACCCTGTTTTTGGCAGGTGGAATTCACTTTTCCTGGTTCCGAATTGGTTGGAAATAGAACCTAGATGACTTGTTAGTTCAAAGCAACTAAACTAAACTTGTGACAATATTGTTTATAAAGAAACTGAGGACATGGGTTCGATTAACAAAATGGTCGCTTCAGTGAGTAATCACTGTCGAATAAGAGAGCTCATACGGTGAACGCTCAGCATGTAATGATGGTGCCAACGCCGTACGGTGAATCCGAAAGGAGTAAGCCGTCTAGAGACTTATAGGTTCCTAAGACTAAATGTTAAGGAATACTAGGATGCAAAAAAATCTTCTTCAAAAAGAAGTTTTTTGGCTTTCATTTCATCAGAATATTTTCCATTTCTAGGGGTCACTTCTAGATAAGTTGTGCAAATAAGTTTAGCTCTTCTTATCTTTGATTTTTCTCTTAAGTAAGGAGATATCTCTAATAAAAAATTAATTGCAGTGCGGTGTTTTAAACGCCAAGACCAAGATTGTTTGTGATGAGATTTGTAAACCTTTTGTTTTACAATAAATCCTCCAAATTCTTGGACTAAGAAATCAAGAAGTTCTTTACTTGTTGATGTCATAGATACTGTTGGCGCACGATACTTGTCCCGACTATGAGGGCGGCTTAACGTTACAGTTCCTTCCCCATCAAACAATCCTGCAGTATAAGCCAATTTTAATTCTTTTTGCATAATACGCTCTCCTCTTCTTGGATATAGTATAACATAAACCCTGTCCAAGAAGAAGAAGGAATAGTCCACGCCATAATGAAAATTATGGAATACGTGTCCCATCCGGTCCACCATATTGAGATGCACATATAATCGCTATTTCACACGGCGATGCAGCTAAACCATAGTTGTGCATCCCCGGAGACGCTGGGCTCCGTATGGTTACCCAGCAATTTATGCGATCTTAATTCAGTTGGTAGAATTTCTGGTTTCCAACCAGATTGTCGTCGGTTCGAGTCCGACAGGTCGCTCCATTAATTTCTTTCATGTTTTTGTTCTCGCTGCAATACAACAATCTTAAACTAGAACATTAATGCCTCTACATTATATAGACGAATGGCCTTTGATTCTTTCAAAAGATACCAGGTTAATATGGGATGCAAGACTCCTTTTTTAAGGAGCTGGAACATATCTCTATAAAGATCTCAGTAGCCGTTATTCTTGGTATCTTAAAATCAATGCCGAGGGTATTCTTGATGCACCCATCCCAGTACCTGCAGTTATTACCAAGTACACTATGAGTGGAAATATTAGAATATTAAAAGCATACTATTCTAATGGTAATTCATTGCCTTCTTTTAACTTAGAAAATTATCTATATAAAAAGTTGTTACTTAGTCCAAAGACAAATAAAGGACTTTAAGCCACCTTGCCCCGGGAATATGGGGTCTGGAAATACACCAATAAAACAAGGAGTTAATTATGAGCAACCAGGTACATGACATTCAGAGTTTTCTGAAGGATGGCGGAAACATTATGCGTAGACGCGAAGGGCGACGGGTCGTCACTGTTGCTTATCGATGTAACCGTGATAAGACTGTAACCTACGCAGGAGTTATCTTCCGTAAGGATGATCCTCAGGAAGAGTATTCCAAGAAGGGACACACCCACACCGCTGTTCAGCGTTTCTACATGCGTCCTGTCATTATCCCTCATCCTTCGGTTGTAGGTCCAGCACATGCTATTCAGAGCGCAGTAGAACACAGTATTCGTACTGCCATGGGCACTGTTGGTGCATACGGCCCTCGCACCTAATCTATTCTATAAATCTAATCCAAAGGGGAGACTTAAACGTCTCCCCTTACTTTGTTTCTTATGTCACCACCTATTAAAATCTTCTTTTCAGCTTATATTTATAGTGCTCTTAAAAAAGATAAACTTATTCTTAGAGATCGATGGAAGTCTCATGCTACAGAAAATAATCAACAAATTTTCTTCTGTAGATTTACAAAAGAGAGAACTCTTCAATATTTAAAAGAAGATCGTGTTGTATATCAGTTGGGGCACTTTACAACTTTCAATAAAAAAGGTCAAATAAGTAAACCCTATGCTCCTTTTTCTATTGAAAGTGTTTCTGTTAATTTAGATAAAAGCTGTTATGTCTTTCCAGACTGGTCTTCTCAGACTTATGTTTATCATGGAATATCATACGATTCAAAAGAAAAAATGGAAGTTGTTCTGTTTAAAGAACTAATGCTAGGAGAACAAAATGCCAGTAATCAGTAATTGGAGCATTGTCCAAAAACATGAAGATAAAATAGATGGAGTGTGCCGAATTAAAGGCACTGTTAAAAACCATCGTTATATTCTTGACGGTAAACTTATCGTCTCTTCTCCAATTCAAACTATTGAATGGAAACAAGGTATTGTCATGACTCTAAATACCGCTTATATGCTTAGTGATTCTCCAAGTAGAGTCTGGGCACTTTGGACTAAGAAGTATGACAAAGAGACATATGACAATCTTTTAGAATTGGGCTTTACAATTCCAAAAAAGAAAGAGAAGAAAAATGATTCTTGACTTTCTTTTAGGAGCTTTAATAACTTTGGGAATAAATACATTTCTCGGGTTGTTCTCTGCCTCAATATTTATGTCTACGCTTATGGAAACTGCCGAAACTAGCAAGGCTATTGTCTTTCTTGAAGGTCTTCTTAATAAAGCAGAAATATATCTAAAAAAGACTTGGTTATTTAGAAACTTTCCAGAAATAGCAGCATATATTGTTTCGTTGATATTTATGAATCTTTGGGCTTTTTGGACACCAGTCTGCTTATATCATTTTTTAACTAATGGATAAAGCTTTACAAATTATTTGGTGGATAGTTCTAATACTTATAATTGGAATGGGCGGTGCCTATCTAAAACTGATGGGTATTCCCCAAATACTTCTATTTATATTTACTATCTTCTTTATATGGCTTTATCATTTAACACATCCATTCATTCCATTCATTAAGTCTGATAAGGAAACACAATCAGATGAATAAGATAATCACTGTACTTTATGCAAAAGAATTTAATTGTTTTAGAGTTAAGACAATTACTGGCAAAAAAGTAAGAACACAATCTTTCCCTTGTAGTAAAGGGTTGATGACTTGTTCAGAACAAGAAGTGGCGGCTGTCGCAAGGCGTGAATTCTTCAATTCTTCATTCCGACCGCGTCCTACCTTTAACTTTATTTATAAGGAAATAGGGTGGAGATTCTAAAACTAGATAAAGCTGATGCTGTTCAATATTTAGAGGTTCATGGCTTTTCTTCAGATGCTATTCAATATATGTTGCTTTCTATGAAAGAACACCCAGAATGGGGAATATATAAAGGAATTTATAAATGGCCAGAAGAAGACGAGCCAATTTATGTTGACAAACCAGGATGGTGGCTTTTTCTAGACTACAAACCTCGACATTTGGATTATATTGTTTTATTTCCTGACATAAAAAACAAATTCACACAAGAAATAGATAAAGAATTACTACCTCCTGATTTTCTTTTCATTAATTGCAATGCTCACCCAAAAAGACAACGAAGAGTTTGTTTAAAAACTCAACTTCTTGAATTAGAATACAAACAACTCTTAACTAAAGATAAACCAAATGAAAACTAAAAGAATAAAGGGCCGTGACCCTGTTCATCTAGCTGCTATTCAACACAGTGGCGCTGGAAGACATAAGTCTGAACAAGACTATTCTCGTAAGAAAGAGAAATACCAAGCTCTTTTTGATGAAATGGACGAGTTCTATGATGATCTAGAAGACGAAGATCTTTCAGAGTGGGAGGAAGAAGATTATGGCTGAGAAGTGCCACGCCTGCGGAAGCGACCGGCTGATGCCGGTGCGCGACTTCGCAGTGTCTATTGAGAGACCCGACCCTGGCTATGGAATGGGTCGCTACGACAGACAAAAGGTCTATGCCTGCCGAGACTGCGGGGCGCTGCGGATTGATGACGCTGAGAAGGATTGGATGGACGGGACAAACGAAGAGGAGGAAAACAGTGGCTGACCTAACGATTGAGCAGGTGCGCGAACTATTGGAGGCGGCCGACCGACCGCATCCCCCGAAAACCGACCTGCAAGCCGTGTACGCCTGGGCAGATGCCCACCACACCCTCGCTAAGCAGAAGTTCGACCTTGCTCGTCTCGTGCTGGAGCAAGCCGAACGCATCGAGGACCTGGAGGCAGGCCAGGAAACACTTCCGATCCTGAAGCGTCAATGCGAGCGCATCGCCACGTTCGAGGGGCTGCTACGCGAGCTGGAGTGGGAGATATGCCCAATCTCTGAGCAAGAGGAGTGCGTGTGGTGCATGAATCGCGCACCAGATCACGCCAACGACTGCCGCTTAGCCGCTGCTCTTAATTCTTAATATTTATTACCTTTTATAATATATCAATTTAACAAGGCTTTCAAATAATGGTAACACCACTCCTCGCCGCATTCTTTGTTGGCCTCCTTCTCGTTGGTAGTTCTACTTTACGTGTAGTAGAAGTAGCAAAAGGGGAAATTCTCAACACCTTTCTAATTTCTATCATTATTAGCTTTGCTTATTGGTTCTCTATTCAATACATTGCTCAAAACGATATTGGTTCTTATGTAGCATTTTCTCTTGGAGCCTGCATTGCCACTGTCTCTCTTGCACATAGAGAAAGCAACAGTCCTAATAAAGGACTATTGGCTAGACATGGTGTTCGAGGAGTTGGTTCAGAAATGCCAGAAGAGAAAACATCTTCAAAAAGAATAAATGGATTTTTTAGAGAAGAAGAAACCTCTTGACTAGAAACAAGCATGAATGAATATTATCTAAACAACTATAGTCGTTCTCGTGGAGAAAACCCTTATTCTGCAGCATTATGGCTATCTATAGAATGGGCCAGAATTGCAAGAATGAGCGGGAAGAGAGAAGACAAGCACAGCAAAGAATTCTCTGCCAAGCACAATGAATTGTCTTTACATATGCAAACTTACATAGTTAATGCAAGAACACCAGAAGACTTACGTCAAAAGTTCTTTCAAATGAGAAAGACGATTATTAAAGACTTTCATAAAAGTACAAGTGGCACCAAAGATGCTTACGGTATGTGTGGTGCAGAACTCGACAAGGTTATCAACAAGTTCTTAATACAGGAGTAAACGATGCCAAGTGTATTACAAGGCTAAGGATCAGGCGCTTAATAACGATCATGACTATCATATCGCAGCTATCTTGTGGAGAAAGAAGTCTCCTATCAGAATTGGTGTCAATTCTAAGAAAACCCATCCTGCTGCTCGTCGTCAATATTCTTGTGGGCCACGATTTGTTCATCACCTTCATGCCGAAATGCATGCTCTCTTGAATACAGATACTACAAAAAATGATGTTCTTGAAGTCATGAGATGGACTAAGGATGGTCAACGGACAATGAGCAAGCCTTGCGAGCACTGTATGAAGGTTATTAGAGCTTCTGGAATTAAAAAGGTTCGTTATACAGACTGGGATGGAACCTGGACAGAAATGAATCTCTGCGCAATAAGTATGAGATAAGAAAAACTATCTTTCAATGGAAATCTGCCCCTTCTCAAAAAGAAGTATGGCAATTTATAGTTAACATAAAAGGCCATATCGCCTTCAAACCTGCGTTCAGAATTCCATGCGCTGCTGAGGATCCTCTTCTTCTTCCAAGTAAACAGTTCCAGGGATCTGGTATTTATTGTTTAAAAGAAACGACAGTAGACTTTATTTATTATGTCTCTCTTGTTGGTTATGTAAATGAAAATAGTTTATTTGATAATATTCCTGGGAAAAACTATTGTGGGTATATAAAAAATAAAAAATTCAGTGCCTGTGATGGAATCACTGCTTCTTGGAGTATAGACAACAAGAAAATTATCCCCTGGAAGGGTTATCGAAAAGCCCTGACCAACAAAGAATATAGAGAATTAATGTGTCCCAAATAACTCATAAAGAACTAAAAGAAATTTTATTTGATTGGCCTTCTGCATTTGCTCCTACACATAAAGAAATAAACCAATTTATAATAGATATTCAAGATATTCCTTGTTATCTTATTCCTGTAAGAATACTTGAGTCTATGGACCGAACAGAGAACAGGATTATTAAAGATGGACAATATTGGGCTTTACCATTAGAATATTTTGAAGGACCTGGAATTTATATAACTGACGAAAGACCTTTAACAAAAAATCATGACAATGACGTTTCATATTATGGAGCAGATCGTCGTAATAGAAACATTCCAAACAAAAACTATTCTGGTTTTTCTGGAGAAGAAAAGTTTTTAGCTGTTGAGGGCTACATTCATTTTCCATACTCTGGGGGTAGTCTTCCCACCTATATAGAATCACTTCTTTTAAAAGAGTTAATCTTAGATGACAGTTGAAACTTTAATCGCCAAGCTTAAAAAACTTCCATCAAAAACAATAGTTATTGTTCAGGAATATGACAGCTTAGATAATATAGCTAGACCAATCAAAGTAGTTGAAAAGATTACTAAAGCTGACTTACCCGAACACTTAAGAGATGTTACAATTAAGAATAAAAAAAACTTAATTATCTTAAGTGCTTGGGGTAATGGCGAAGCACCTGCATCGCAATTTATTCCAATCAAGACAGAACAGAAACTTCAGTCTTTCATTCTTCATGCAAAAAAGAATGGCATTCCATTATCACTAATCAAGGAATGGATTCAAAAGAATGAGCTGCCTCCGAAGAATAAAAAGAAAGCTACTCGTAAAGTTCAAAAGACCTCAGGACGCACAGAAATATTACCTAAATCCGCTAAAGAATTACACAGTGATAATGCTAAGCGGCTCACCCCCAAACCCAACAGTCCAACTCGCAGAAAGAAGAGGAGTGTGGATCCCAATGTGGGAACTGGAAATAATAGATGACTCTTGATACTGAACCATATAATAAATTTATAGAAATATCTAATATTCTCTTTGGCGAAGCAGAGATTGTTTCGGTGCAAGAATTCATGAAACGAACTCTTGTTCAGGGAGCGCCGCCTCCGGAAAACCTTAATGTTTGTGTTAACTCTTATATGAGAGTTATTCGAAATTTTAAAACAGTTGCTCTGGGTCGACCCGACAGTATCTGTCTTCAAAAAGAATCACCTTTAGACCTATGGGCTTGGCACAAACTCATTGACATAGAATATAAACTTACAATGACAGAGACAGATAATGCCTGAATCAGAAGAAACTACTATTCTTTCTTGTAAAGAATTCTTAGAAGATGACATATTTAATGCTATTGGCATTGCCATTGGATATAGGTTCTTAGTAGAGAGCTGGGCTCCACAAGATCTTGACTTTCGACTTGCTCTTTTCGATGGAGAAAATTCTTTTGGACTTGACCATAGTTTTGAAATTGCTTTAGAACGAGTAAATTCAACAACATCTAAAACTTTTATCGAAGACCAAACCAAATCTTTAGAATCTAGTTTATCAGAGTTGAAAAATCAAGAAGAGTTATTGACGAAAATAACCAAACACTTTCAGATTTGTCTTGATATTACTCATAAACTTGAAAAGGTTTTGGAGGAGAATATAAAACTTTCCAAAGCCCTAGAAACCGCAGCACCCCATTAAAGGACATCATGAAGTTCCTTCTCCTCTATTATATAATTAGCAGAATCTTTGCTGTCTGGGCTATATTTCCAGCATTAAAACAAGAAATAGAAGAGCTTCTTAATCCTATTGAAGGTCGGCCCCGAATCTATAATATTTTTACTATGTTAATAATTTTATTTATTACATATATTCCACCAATATTAGATATTATGGTTCTTATCCTTGGAGGGCTCATCCTTATAGAAAAGGTTAAAAAATGGCAGAAATCAATTTAAATTCAACACCGCCCTTAAAAGACTTACTTCCTAAAGATATTGAGCCTCAACCTATCTGTCCAGAAGGTATGCGAAAATTCACTATCTTTCGACGTGGAGATGAGTCTAATGTTTCAGGTACTGGAAAAATTATTCAAGGAGTATTGTTTGCCGATGGGAAAGCAGTCATTCAATGGCTTGCAGGACCAGACCCTGGTGACACTCAAGTCAAAAATAGTTTTGAGAAGTTCTTAGAAACACACATTATTCCCCATCCGGGGAATAGAACTATTCTAACCTGGGAAGATGGTATTCAAATATTCTTTCCGGAGGAAGACAACGAAGCCACAGGGTCCACAACATCCTAAGATAATAGGTGAGGGAATTTCTAAAGACCCTTGGCTTTTAAACGGCTATACTCTTAGAAACCTAACACACGAAGACACTATAGCAAAATATATGAAAGACACTGGGTTAGCATTTTCCATACCCCTTCTAACTAGAAGACCTCGAAATGGAAATCACCAAACTTTTCATAAGTTTAAAAACAACACCCCTTCTGGTTGGTATCTTTTAATGGAGACTCGGACACTATTCAAAATAACAGATGGTTATCTCTGCAATAAAGGAGATATTGGGATTTGGGCAGTTTCTGTATTTGGTCTCAAAACTCATGGACTATATACTTATAAGTCATGGGTCTCTTCGAATGAAATTGAGATTAATTCCTTACTTTATAAAGATATGATGATTGGTAAAACATTGTGATAAAATTCCAAAGGAGGATTGATGCTAAGACTATTATTCTTACTAATGTCATCTTTAGGATGTAACGACACCACTTTTACCCATACAGTTATCGAGGAAGTTCCAACTTATATCGAACCACAAGTAGAAGTCTTTAATGCAGGAACTTCCATTACTCGCGCAGACTTTCTTGTAGTTCTTGATGTTTCTGGCTCAATGTCACAAGTCAACAACCACCTTTCAGAAGGACTTACTCCTTTTGTAGATGCTTTACTAGCCATACAGGATGACCTTGACTGGCGACTTACTGCAGTAAGTGCTGATTCTGATTACGTCGAAATAGATGATTGGATAGAAGCACACGATGTTGAATTCCCCTCCATGGCCGTGGCAGACTTGCAGGTTATGGTAGAGAGAGGTGGAGCTGAAGAAGGATTCTTAGCTGGCTACTCTGCTTATCATTTGGACACAGAGTTCTTTAGAGACAATGCGGACTTGTTGTTCATCTTTATTTCTGACGAAGACGAGCAATCAAGTATTCCTGTCTCCGATTGGACAGGGTGGCAGGCAACATTGCGTTCTTATCCATATGAAGTACACAATAGTGCTATCACAACTTTTTATGAAAACTCCTGTGGTTATGGAGTAGGTCAAAAATATATTGATGTATCTTCTGCAACAGTTGAAATTTGCAGTCCAACTGGTTGGGCTGAAGCCGCCAACCCAGTCTTAGACAGAGTTAATCCTCTTGAAGATGTTTTTTACTTAGATCAAGAACCAGATCCAGATACGATTAGAGTATGGGTTAATAATACAGAGTATTCTCAACCTAATTGGCAATATGATATTAATGAATGGAAAGTAGTTCTGTCTTTCACACCACCTTCAGGGAGTTCTGTTGTCATCTCATACTACCTTGTTCAAGGAGATACTGGAGCTTCTTGAAAAAAGCGATAAATATATCCTTATAAGAAAGGTGGCCAGTTACACTAAGCCACATTATATAAACGTTTATAATAATAAAACAGCAGATACATTTACTCTTCATTCAGATCTAGATGTGGTTTTTTCTAACTTTGGGAAAATTTCTTATGAAGACTTCTATTATCAACTTCTTATGGAGGAATCTCCTATAGAGACCCAAAAAGTTGATAAAAAAGATGAAGTTAAATATAAAAGAACTTACTTTATTCATGGTGTTCCTTATGAAAAAGAAAAATTCTTAGAAGAACTTGAATATAGAAAAATAATGTTAGGCAAAACATGAAAGACTCTCCTATGTCCACATCTACAGCACCCCTATCTCTTCCTCAACTCAGAACTTTAATGTTTAAAGAAGGACTTAAGGTCTTTGAAACTGGAGCTTACAATCTTAACCTTGTTGGGGTTAGGAATATGTCTAAGCTTCATGAGAATAAGTTTAATGACTGGTTCTATTGTTTCTATAAAGATGTTGACGGATATTGGAGTACTCATAGATGGGCATGTACGACCGACCCAGGGACTTACTGGCGTCTACACCCAACTAACCCCAAGGGAACAGCCATATTAGCTCCTGGACAGTACAGAGCGGCCTACATGCTAGGCAAACACAAGGGCAAGTATGAAGCTCTTGTCCAACAGGGCAAAATGCCAGTAGCTCATTTCAGAGACTCTGATAGAAATGAAGACCTGAACTTTACTGGTGATTTAATCACAGACACTTACATAGGTGCTAATATTCACAGAGCTAGTGCGACTACTGTTACAGAAAATGTAAATAAATATTCAGCAGCTTGTCAAGTAATTCAGAACCCTCTTCACTTTTATCTTTTAATAGCTCTTGCTAAACTTTCTTCGAGTATTCATGGACCCTATTTTACATATACACTTCTAGAGATATGAGTATTCACTATATTTACAAAATTACAATGGGTCCTTACTTTTATTACGGACGGTCAGGGCAAAAACTAGGTGCGCGTGAACAGGAACATCTCAGAACATTAAAAGCAAATCGACATTTTAATCCGAAGGTACAAGCTGTCTTTAACAAACACAACAATTCCTGGAAAATGGAATCTTTCATCTCCCGACAATAGAGAAACAATATGTTTAGTATTTATACAGATGGTTCAACGCGTCCAACCAATCCAGGACAAATGGGCGCTGGCATAGTCATTTATGCATCTAATGTGACCAAACCTATTATGGAACTCTCTATTCCTTTAGGACATGGAACAAATAATCAAGCAGAAATGCTAGCTATTTATATAGCCTTAACCCATACCGTAGAGTTACCTTCAATTACTACTACTATCTATACAGATTCAAAGTATTGTTGGGGGCTTCTAACCCAGGGGTGGAACGCTAAAACTAATAAAGATTTAGTGGAAAAGACGCGGGCGCTGCTCGCAACCAAAACTAATATCTTTATCAAACACATCAGAGGACACCAGGGAATAGAGGGTAATGAAATAGCGGATAAGCTTGCTTATACAGCATGTATTCATGACCTTTCTTAAATCAAATATGGAACTAATACATAGAAGATACTCTTTTTACTCTTTTGCTAAAACAAATTATCTTCCTACAAGTCTTACTTTTTATACTTCAGAATTGCCAGATGCTACTGAATACAAATTAATTCTTATAGAGTCAGAGTTTAAGACTAAAACTAAGATAAGGTTCTCTTTCTCTTTAGATAAATGTATTCCAGATTTCAGTATTGTTAAATCTTTTTTAGGCATTTTCTTTCTCTCACCAAAAGAACGTAAAGTATTTACTCATAAGAAACTAAAAGAATATCAACTCTCTATTCCTCAAGATATAAGAATAGAACTTGAAGAAAGTTGGAATCTTATTAAAGATAATGAAACTCACCTTGCCTTTTTTAACGATATTATGAAAATAAAAAACAAAGAATGTAATGCAATAATGGTAAGAAATGGACATAGGGAATTCATAGAGTCCAGATCTGGAGTATACAAAAGACTGGCATTAAACGAGCGATCACTCATACCGTTATCTCTAACAGTTTATCGTTCTATTGATGATATTAAATTTATGAAGTCTCAAGCTGATGAAATTATTTATCAAAGACTTATGCAGGGAAAGAAATTACCTACACACTATCTTAATTACGAAATAGATCTTGGAGAAGATATATGATTTTCTTACTAGCAACACTTTTAGCATGTAGCCCCGAATGTCCTATTGACGTTACTGTAGAAGAAGCTATCATTAATGTAGAACAGCCTTCTACTGAAACAGACACAGACGAAAGAGAAGTGTCAGATGAGGCAGAAACCATTACTGATACCGAAGAGCCTCTTGTTGTAGATACAAATAGCGGTGATACCGCTGATGAAACAACAGATTGGACTGAATATATTGCAGCCAAAAGCGTCAAGGACTGTAATAATTGGCTCAAGAATATGGAAAAGCCAAAGGATCCAAATTTTTCATGCAATATGTGGGGAATGAATCAAGCTGGCGAATACATAGAACTGTATGACCTGAAAGGACAAGTTGTTCTCCTTGAATTCAGTACCGTCTGGTGCAGTGTTTGTAATTATATTGCTCCTGGAACACAGGAAGTACATGATTCTTTTCAAGACTTTGTTTACTTAACAGTTCTTGTTCAAGATGAAAGTCGAAATCATATCGAACCTAGCGATGGAATTGCCTGGGCAAAATATTATAATATTACAACAGCTCCAGTCTTAGTTACTCCCTATGACTCGGTCATTACCGAAACCCATGATGGTTCCGAACCCACATTGTGGGACGTCAGCGCATGGCCTTCCTTCTATCTTTTAAATAGAGATGGACAAATTGTCTGGCGTAGTGATGGTTACAATGAAGAAAGAATCTTGACCTATATTGAAAATGAAATAAATGAAACAGATTGAATCAAAAAATTAAAAGGAGGAGCCCCTGGAAAGTTTACTCTGGGGGTTCTTGCTTTTCTTTGCGGCAGTGTCCATCCTTGAGGCGATAGCCTCTTGGACAGATAAAAGATCTATTAGAAAAATAGGCACACGCATCCTTATTTGGATAGCAATCACCCCAATCATTACAGAATTACTTGGCATCAGTCTAGGACTATTAGCAGGTGGCACAGCAACCAAAGCTGGCCTTGAATATGCTATTTCAACAGGACTAATTGCTTCAGTATTTAGATTAATTAATACTAAATTCAAAGTACAAAATATGAGCCTAATTGAATGGCTCCACAAAGAAAAACTCTATAAAACTGACTGGCACCACGACGAATCATTGTTACATATTATTTTTAAAACCAGGAATAAAAATGAACGAACCGAGACAGGGCTGGATAAAGATTCCATTTAATAATGGAGTTGTCATTCTCTGCCAACCACAAGACTATCCTGAAGTTCTTGTTAATACTTTCCCTGCACTAAATTTTAAACAAGCTCAGATTAACGTTGATACAAAAACTCTTGTTTACTCATCTACTGATGGTGAAGAAGAAGCTCCAATCATTGCATATAAAGAAGACATCGAAGCAGCACGGAAAGCAGCCATCGACTGGCTTCATGAAATCCTCAAATCAAATCTTCCCACTCCTCCTCCAAACCAGGATAACTAAATGGATACCCCCACTTCATTCCTCCAGGCCTTCGAAGAAGGTGTTTCTGGTATTGAAGCAAGCGTCACTGATTACAAATTTAGTGACTCTGGCTACCTTCTAAGCAGCAATGGATATACCCAAGCAAACGATATGAGATACGACAAGAAGGGTCAGCCCCAGCCTTTCGTATTTCATACTGCTGATGGACAAACTCTCACCACTCCATATCGTAAGGTATATCAAGGGTGGAAGGAAGCTTATTCATTCCCTCAAGGCGCTGAAGAATCTTACACCAAGGATGAGGGTGGAGAAATGCTCCATTCGTCTGCAGCCAATGCAGACCAGCGCTCAACTTTGCGTGAATCTTCTTGGCAAGATTGGTTCGACCTCAATCATATTGTTCAAAAAATTGTTGTGTCTGCAGCAAGCCATGAACTGTCTTACAAAGACATGTGGTCTTATCTTTTCAAATGGATGAATACCGCCAAAGAACAAGGTAAGCTTGATTTTGAATTCATCTTGCTTCCAGAAGAAGTTCAAATTATCAAGAATGCTTGGCGTCAAATTGACCGACAAGGTCTTAGTCAATTCCAATCCAATATGGAAAACTATCTCCAGCGTGTAGATTCTGAAGGCAACTCTATTGATGACTTCAATATGTACTTTACACGACCTGACGTAGGGGACGCAGAACTACTGCGTACTCCCTTCCCTATGGTTACTCTGCCTGGTGGGCAGGTGGTTAAAGACGGATGGAATGTAGACGACATTCTGTGGCCAGGAGAGCAAGAACGACTTAGTGCAGAGAGAAAGTTGAACTACTCTGCTTATGAACTCTATGGAACCAGTACAGATAATGAGACAAAGAAAACCCAATGGTTCAATAACACTGATAACTTTGATAGAATCAAAAACTCAAAGGTTATTGCCGAAGAGAAGGTAACAGAGTGGCTTCACTCTATTACTGGTAAGCTAGAAAGCTTGCCCTATCTCTTGGGTGTGTCTTGCTACCTAGATACTCTTCAGAAAAATGTTGCCATTTATTTCCAAGATGTCTTCCCTGATGTAAGTACTAATGCCGCTGTACTACAGGCACGACTGTATCACGCAGACAATCGAGTCGTCTTCTTTCTTGAAGAAAAGGGATGGATGAGTATCAAGCACTACCAAGAAGAAGACCGATACACTATGGTTGAACACAAGGGAAGAGTGGGTCTTCCTATGGTTCGAGCTAACAGTGCGCGCATCACAAAGAGTGCCTGGCTTAAAGCTAAGCTATATCTTACTCAGATTCTTCTCACTCAGCATGAACAGTCAGAAAAAGAGGCAATCAACCTTACCTTTGCTCACCTAGACAAAGAAGGGAAGCCTATTCGTAACCAAGGACAAACACAAGCCTTTCTACCCACCAGAGAAGGAGCACGCATTATTAACACTACTCCGCGTTCCTTTATCAAGCGATGGGGAAGAGAAGCCCAACAGGAAGCAGGCGAAACAACTGAAGCGGTAGTCAAGAAACTAATTTCATTCAAAATCCGTAAGCACGAGCACGATGTAAAGACTGCCTATGCTTACCTTTACAAACAACTTACCAAAGGAAATTAAATGAGTACAGGGATTCCTCCTCGTCTCGCAGGAAAGAAGGTTTTAGTCCTTCAAAACAATGTCGTGGTGCCACGACCAAAGTGCAAAGACAAAAATGATAGAGAAAGAGTTCTAAAAGAAATTGGAGAGAAATCTACAATGGATCTTGGAGCTGCTATCAATCAAGGCAAAATAACTTTAGCAGATGCAAAGAAAATGTTTCCAGCATCTGTATTGTTCGATCATTCAACACGCAACCCTCAAACAAACTCCTTACGAAGAAATGATGTTCGACTTGTAGAAAAGAAAACCCAAACCTATTGGGGCTTGACTAATACTCGATTCCCACAATGGGTGCCCATTATAGGAAGAGATAGCCAATCAGATTATCTTGTTGTACAGAAAAGAGTTGTCACTATGTTATGTGCTGTCTCTTCATCTGGAACTCAGGTAATCAATGTCCTTAACACTAAAACAACCACCACGAAGAGACGTACCTAGGAACCCCATTGGAGTAAAATGGGATCACTAGACTTACTTCTAATTACAATAACATTAACAGTTATAGGAAAATTAAGTGTCAAGAGAAACTAATACCAGAGTATCTAGAATTGAACAAGGTAAAAATATTGCCGCTACGCGCGGACATGCAAAAACCTATGTCAATACTGGATCACTAAAAGAAGTCTTTCAATTCGAACACTCTGAAGAAACAGTCCTCGCAGGCGAAGTCCTAATAGGTTATGATTCTTCAGGACAACCAATATGGAAATATGCAGAGCACACCTTCTATTTCAAAGCACCTGAAACCCAGCTAGTAGTTTATGATTCTAACTATCTAGATGTTTATCCTGGAGAAGATAATGAAAATTAATATCATTCCCGCAGAAAAGTTACGGGAGTTTCAAGCTCCCACTGCACAAAAGCTAGCTCAGAGAGTTCAAAATACTTTTAAGCGCTTACATCTTCATGACGGACAACGGTTTGTTGATGTCCCTCTCTACCTTGAAAATGATACAATGGTAAATGAGGTGACTGATGCAATCAAAACAGCCGACGCGGAGTATTCAGTCCAGGTGGTTAACACTGAAGAAGAACAGTACTGCTCTCGTGTACTTCGTATTAGCTGGTATCCAGAGAACAATGAGTAAGGTATTTAAATTCATTGTTAAGAAAGTATTAAATAAATTGGACGAGAAATATCCCGTCCAGCAACCCTCTCCTCTTCCTCCAAAAGAAGTAAAAACTAAAACCATAGAGTTTCAAAACAGAGACTTTAAAATGGTAACAAGTTCGAGCGGCAATCCAATCATTAAAGAGATTGAAGTTACAATCAACTCTTTTAATGGTAAGAAAGCTCCTTACTTATGTTATAAAGTTTCTAATGGACTCGAAACACAGTGGTGGGCTTACTGTCCTGTGGAGGACACACGCTATAAGGGATGATATGAACATCTTATTAGGATTTTACTTTACAGTCACTACATTTCTTGTTCTTTATTCTTGGCTTGTTCTTAGGCCTGAGTTAAAAGAATCTAAAGAAAGATTAAAGAATCTTTCTAGTCGTCTTGCTCAAAATTATTATGATTTAAATTTCATTGTTGGAGAAATAGAAGACGCAGATATTCTAGTACGTAGTGATGTATATAAGTTAAAGCAACAAATAGATGCTATTTGGAAAGGATTTGGCTGGGAAGATGAGGTTTTTATCTCCTCAGTCAAACAAGGTCAAACAGAATGGCGCATACCTATACCTCAAAAGAAGGAAGGTCAAGTAATTAAAAGGGTTACCTCTAACGTTAGGGTTCTTAAAACACCAAAGAATCGTTGATTAATGTTTTAGCAAACCCTTATTAATACTAGAAAGCTTTACAACCCAAACTCGTGTTGGATCAAACTGTTCAAGACCTATACCTATAGCACTTATAACTCCAACTAGATCTCCTTTGTGGTTATAAACACCGCCGCCACTAGAACCAGGAAGAGCATAGGCTTGTAAAAGAGCTGCATTACTAAAGCTCTCTCCATCAGAAACCATTCCTCGTGTAACTACATTACAGTCTCTCGAAGGGCAACCAAGAAGCCAAACTTCTTGACCTGTCTTTAGCTGTGCTGAAATTTTAGCAGCCTTTGTTTTCTTTGGCTTCTTTGGTAAATCAAAGATAGCCCAATCATCAAAGTCATTAGGTCTTGTTACATATCCTATCGAGTCTAATGTTACACAGCCTTCTTTCTCAAGATCAAGAAAGCCACAAACTCTAGTTGCATGTTCTTTAGAAATATCTGCAACATGAGCGGCTGTCAAAAGCCTATAGATTCCATGAGATTTTACAATAGTCCCAGACCCTACTGGAATCCATCCAAAGACAGCGTGATCAACTTCAAAAGACACTGCAGAGACTTTCATATTTTTAACTTGAGGAACAACGTCGGGCGCTGCGTGGCATGACTGAGCGAACAACAATAACAGAGTAAAAAACTTTATCATAAACAACACTCCCTATTACTATTATGCCATAAGGTAGCCATGAATCCGATTCCTAACTTTGTTAAAGAAAAAACAGCTTGTTATTTTTCTCTCTTTAATACTTCTTTTCTTCCTTTTAACAAAGAAGAATCATTAAGAAATACTTTTCGGCAATTAACAATCGCAATTCCTGAAATTCTAGTTACTGGTGGTTACGTTAGAGATAATCTAGCAAACGCAAGTATCTTGCCAAAAGATATAGATTTAATTATTCCTTTTAAAGGGAAAACTCAGCAGATTGTTCTTCAGAATACTATTACCAACCTTCTTTCTTGTCATGGAGCTGTTCAAAATATATATGAAGATAAATATAATAATATTTTTGAAGAAAAAATTATAGTTAATAAAGTTAATATTCGAATAGGCCAAACTATTGTTTTTAGTATTGACCTTATCTGGACAGAAGAACCAGAAAAATATATTAAATCTTTTGATTGGCTTTGCTGCATGGGGACAATGTTTTTAAAGGATCTCGTGGATTGTAGTTCCCTATATCGAGATATATACTTTCCATCGCCTGAAGAACTTGAAGAATACAAAGAAGAGAAAATCTCAAAATTTGGATCATCACCTCTTACACATTATTATCATTATAGAAAAACTCTTCGCCTCAATAGCGTTAAAAATCCCGAGTCAGCACTGAGGCGTGGGTTTTACTTGGCACATCGCTTAGGTAAAAAGATGAGACAAGAAGACTTCAATACATTAGTCATGATGACTAATCTCTTAGACAATAACAAATTAATCGAAAAGGATTAACATGCAAGTCCCCGAAGGTTATGAGCTAGTCTCTGACTTACAAATAGATGTACCTATCTTAAATCCTATTACATTCAGTGCGCTGGCAAATCCCGAGGCTCTCCAACATGTTGGTAAGCACCTTATTGCAGGTCCAGCCCTTACTGCAGATGTAATGGAATTAGATACTGATGCAGACGGAGGAAAACTTTATTGTATTTTCACAGAACATCCTAAAGAACTAGAAGATTTCTTCTCAAGCTATGGGATGACTGAGATAACTCATTCTGTTCTTCCTCGTTTATGGAAAGACCAAGATTACGCATTATCTATTATTGTTCCTTCAGAACATAGTCTTAACAATATGAGAAAAGAGAACATGCGCATCTTTGATTGTGACTGTCTTGCTGCAGAGATGCCCTCAAGTATTGAGTTAGGAATCACTGAAGGTACTTATATTCTTAAGCCAAAAGAGATGCCCCAAAAGATTAGACTAACCAAGGTTGGAAGAATGCTTCCAGTTGACCTGGTAAAGGTCTACACAAAAGCCTATCATCGAATGGGTTTTAAAATTGACTACTTTGTATTTCATCACTTTTGGAGACTTAGATGTGCATTCAATTTTAGAAATGATCTAATAGATGACCTAAACGCCTTTGAGGAATGGCGTAGTGATTTCCTCGATGAACCAATTACCTTTACTTACTAAGAACCAGGAGAAAGAACAATGGATTCAAGAAATTTTCAAAGAGTACTAGATATTTACTTCGAAGCGGATGTGCCTCTTCACGTCTGGGGCGCCGGTGGAATCGGCAAGTCTCAAATCATTGAAGCAGTTGCTGAAAGGAAAGGTCACCACATGGAAGACCTACGTCTCGCAACACAGGAAGTGGGAGACCTTATTGGTATTCCCAAACGTACAACCCAAGAAGCTTTACGCATCTCTGGACATGATGAAGAAGGCAATGCCATTATCGAAACCTACACTGCTGATGTCACTACTTGGACTCAGCCGACTTGGTTCCGTCGTATTTGGAACAAGTATGCCCTTGGGTTCCGAACCGTGCTTTTCCTCGACGAAATGGACCGTGCCAACAAAGAAGTTATTCAGGTAGCTTACCAGCTAACAACGAAAAAGCAACTTCACGAGCACGAGCTGCCCCCTGGGACCATCATCATCGCAGCAGGTAACCCTCCAACTGAAGATTACATGGTAGAGACTTTCGACGACGCTATGTGTACTCGTTGGGCACACGTTAAGCTTGATGCTAACGTCCCTGCGTGGCTTACTGAAGTCGGACCTCGTATGGATGAAGAAATCACAGGCTTCATTGCAACTGCAGGCAAGGAATATCTTTTCCACAAAGCAGCTGCTTGGGATATTGAAACTGTTAGAATGCCTACGCCTCGTGGTTGGGAGTTCGTAAACCGAGTTTACGGTGCTTGGAAGAAGCACGGTGGCGGCGACCAACTACTTCTTATGACTTGTGTCGGTTCTATCGTTGGCGCTGCAGCTGGTCGAGAATTCGTTCAGTCTCTTGAGACTCAGTGGATTACCAGAGATCAGATTCTTTCTGGAGCAAAGAACTACCAAGACCTTAAAGCAAGCTCTGCAGCTTCTGGTCAGATTCTTCGACTCGTTAACGAATGCTCTCTCTATCTCGAAAAGAAAGACTTTAAGAGCAAGAAGAAAGAGAAAATGGTTGTTGACGCAAGTAAGGTTCAAGCCTTTGGTGCATTCCTCGATGCCCTTACTCAGGATAAAACCGAGCTTTCTGTCTCTCTAACCAAGAGCATCATGAAGCGCGAGCGTGAAGTACTCAAGCTTATTCTCACGAAGGTTTCACCTTCCACGAGAAGTCGCTACAACGAACTCTTCACTCTCAGTCACAAGGTTAACGCATCTTATTAACACACGAGAAGGGGAGGGTAACTCCTCCCCTTTCTCATTCAAAACTACTACACAAGTAGGAGAATAAATGAGTACTTTTAAAGACCTTCCTGCTGAAGAAAAAGTCAGCAAATGGCTTGCTACTGTTCTTGTAGGGAGTGATGCAAACATGCAGTGGTATGCTGCTGCACTATCTCAATTCGCCTTTGGAACAACAAGTGAAGTTCCTACGATGGCTCTTACTATGAGCTTCGAAACTTTACAACCAAAAATTGTTTACAATGTCAAGTTTGTTAAAGACCTTGACTTTCCTGAATTCGGAGCAATTCTAATTCATGAACTCTGGCACTTTCTTAATCGCTCATTTATGCGTCAAGAATTTCGTGACCCAACTGGGTGGAACTTTGCAACTGACAGTGCAATGAACTGGCATATTGAGAGAGATTTTTCTCATAAACCTCTAGTTCAACTTCCAGACAATTGTCTTCAAGCTCCTAAGGAAATGAAGCAAGAAGACGTTTACTCAGAAAATCTTTACAAAGTAACAACAGGCCAAGGTAAAGACAAACAATCAGGACAGCCCGGCGCGGGTTCTCCCCTAGAGCAAGCCTGGGATGATTTTCAGGCTGGAAAGACTAAGCTAGTTGATGACCACTCTCTTTGGGGTACATTCAACGACGTTCCTGAAGAAGCGATTGGAAACAAAGTTGTTGAGATTATTGACAACGCAACAAGATTTGCAGGAAGCGAACCTCATGGAGCAGCAAAGATTCTTCGTGAGTTGCTTGAGTCTAAGGTTCCTTGGGGTCAACTACTTCGTAGATTTGCAGGTGACTACCTTAAGATTGGTAGCAGGCCATCCTGGAAGCGTTATAACAGACGTATGGGAGAAAGCCAGCCCGGCAAAATTATTAAGCGTGGTGGAAAGCTTGTTATCCTTGTAGATACTTCTGGCTCTACAGCTGGAGACCAAGCACAGTTCTGGGGAGAGATTGACTTTGTTGCACGAAGTTTTGAAACCTGGGTCATCCAATGTGATGCTGCAGTTCAAGGCAAGCCCATTAGATATCATAGAGGGGTTGGGAAATCTCTTGAGATTAAAGGCTATGGCGGCACCGATATGAATCCAGGTATTGAAGCAGCAAAGAAGTTAAAGCCAGATCTCTTTGTTTGTTTTACTGACGGATACCTTTTCGGAGAACCTGTCCCAACTGGAAAACCAGAGCTTTGGGTTATCTGTCAGAATGGCGTAGAAGTCAAAAACAGACGATGTATCTTCATCGAGAGCAAAGATAAATGAAGGCATATAGTACCAAAGAGGGAAACTTCTTTGGTATTCCTTATACAAAAAGGCAATGGAATAGTTTTCAATATAAACAAACCATGTGTCCTGATTTCTCCTTATAGAAACCCAAAAAGTTACTAAAAAATATGACAGATTTTACAGAAAACATTTATGCCTTTTTTCAATAAATCTCTGAACTCTTTAAAGGCTCATGTAAACAAGAACAGGGTAGCTAGAATTAAATCTCATATTCAAGAAAGTCATTTCTCTTTTTCTTCTTGGGCTGGAGATTATCGCGAAGACTGCTCGTTTCTCCTTGAGAAATAAAAAGTTTACAAAAACAACTTGATTATCAAACAATGATGACAACAAATCATAATGATTTACCCGAAAAGAATGCAGATGAGCAAAGCTCTACTGCAAAAGAATAACAAACAAAGATAAACAGGAGTAAATATGACGTCACATCAAAGAAGTACACTTAGTCGTGTATCACGTCAGCGCTTTACCCAGCGTTATGGTTCAACCAGTTACAATATCATCAGCTCCTATGTTGCTTCAGACCGCAGCCTTAGCTCGCAAGAGCTTGCACAGACGCTTGGCGTCGCTGTCGGTACTGTTCGTACCACTCTAGGTAATTTTACCCGTGGTGCTTATGGCAGCATCGTTGATGACTGTAACTTTACTAGCCGTCACTTCCGTCCTGCTGTACGATAAACAGCTTTCTCCAACCAAAAGAGAGGGGAACACAAATTTGTGTTCCCCTCGCAGGTTTATAACAATGGACTCTATTGCTTTTACCCCAACATATAATCTGAAATCTAGTAATCCTATTTCAAAAATGGGAAAAAAGTATCTTCAGTCAATTCATCAACTAAGTGCTTTGTATTGTGTAACTAAATCTCAAAGAATAGATGCAGAACTATTGAAAAATGAAATGTATAGTACTTTAATATATCCAATATTATTTACAGTAACTACAGATACAGACATTTTTCATAGAGTGGTCGCTTCACAAAATGTACTTACAAAACTAATTAAAAATACAGAACAAGGAGATATGTTTTTGAGTCTTCCTCCTTGGGTGAATGATTTAGAAGATCAAAGCGATGCCGAAATCCATGGGACAACTATTTTTACCCAAATTGAAGGGAAAAATATAGTCTTCTCTCATCCAGAGACAGTTGTGGGCCTTGCAGATTTTGGGATACAACTTACAAAAGGATGTAATTCAAAATACTGGGCTCTTCCCATTTCTTTAAAGAAAGATTTTACAATACCTTTATCTATAGGAGAAACAGTAGCTGCATTTACAGAAGCAGAACACCAACAATTTCTTAAAATTTATCAACAAACTTTACAGGGAAATATATATGTTGGAAATCTTATTCATAATGCTGCTCCTAGTACTTTAAAATATTCTCTTTTTTCTATCAAAGAAATAGGATTATTTCTTGGGTATATCAATTATATACTTCTTTATTCAAGCAGTTACCCCACCCTTGGTGCTGAACTTCACAATGCATTGCTAGATTCGAAAAGTACTTCAGATCAGATCAATAATTTGTTTGATCAAGTTAATAAAAGAAAATCATGGATTTCCTCGATTGCTTCTTATCCTACAATTAAAACAAATATAATTCAAATTCAAAACATTGCAAAACAAGTATCGATAGCAAGTCTTTCTTACTCAGCCTGTATTGGACCTGTCAGTCTCCCTGAAAACTCAATGCAAACAAAAGAAAAGAAAGATATTAAATATAATATTCAATTCAGAATTCTCGATAAAAATAGACTAAGGGTTCAGTGTAAAAAGACTGGTGGATACGCATCAGAAGCATCTTATATATTTGACCTGTCCTCATCTTCAATCCTCTTACAAGCAAAGAATCTTTCTGACTTTAAAGAAAGAGATGTTCAGTTACTTATTCAAGAAAAACAACTTCAACATCTTTCTTATGAAAAATCTTCATTTTATAAAGGCAGTGACCAATATTATTGTAAAGGAATATATGACCCAGCAAAAGGTCTTCTTGTCAGTATCAACGGAACAAAAACATTAATTGCAAAAGCAACAGAACTACAATTCTAAAGGAAAATCAATGAGTAGCGGATATCATTATGGCGGATCAGGCTTTGGACAAAATATTGGTTGGTGTTTTGACACCAAAAATATAGAATTTTGGGGCTCATCAAAATCAAAATTAGATGATGTGTTAGATTCCACAGGTGAAGACTTTGCAGATACTGACCTTATCATTAACTGCACTGGGCTCCCCTATACTATTAAACCTTTTATTAAGTCTGCTCCGACATGGCTTTTAAAAGAAAACAAAACAGAAAAAAGTTTGTCTCTTCCGCAACCACATCAATTAGTTCTTGAATGGAAAGACTTTAGTCCTCCCCCTAGGCATTATGAAAACCTAGATTTTTGGAAAAATATAGTAACAAGAGCAGAAGAACATGGAATCAAACGAATTTTTGTTTGCTGCCAAGGAGGTAAAGGACGTACTGGGACTGCTCTTTCTGCTCTTATGATGGCGACAAACATGGCCGAGGATCCATTCCAGGCTATTAATCGAGTTAGAGAAAACTATACAGAAAAAGCAGTAGAAACAACTAGTCAAACTAAATATCTCATCAACTGTTTCTATCCAGAAGGAGAAGAAAGAACTGAAGTTTATGATTATTTAGATCAGTTAGAAAAACAACGCCGAGCAGCTGAAAAATCAAAGACAACCACTAAATGGAAGCGTCCACAATCAAATCAAGCTATAGCCGATGATGATCTCTATGAGGATGTTCTTGATGATGATACAGAAGATTCTGTCTCTTTTAAAACGTCTTATTCCAGCTACAAGTAAAGAAGAATTGCAACTAGGTGCAAAAACAATGTCTTTTATTAAAAAGAAAAATATTGATGATGAGGTTCATCTATATGAAGAATATGCCCAAAAGGGAAATATCTTTCAGCCATCTAAAAATGTGAAAAAGATTAAAACTCAAAAAGCAAAAGGTGTCCTTGCTATTGAAGAGTATGCAATCCATGTTCAGTCTGTTAGGTGGAGCATTAACAGACATCTCTTGTTTGAGGCTGGGAGAGAATTTACTAAAGAAAATTTTAATTACCCTGTCTTTGTAAGACCGTGTCCTACAGTACCCAGACATGGTTTTGTAGACTCAACAACATGCAAGACAGCCACACAATTAAACAAAATCTCTAAACAAACCCATAAGGTTGAACCTAAAGCAGAATTACTTATTACCAAACCTATTCCTGCTACATATAGTGCGATCATCTCTGGTGATAGAATTACTTTTGGACCAGGAAATGATGGAGCTACTTCCGGCAAGCAATGTCAATCTTTATATATCTCTGAGCCAGATTATCTCAGGCAACATATTATTAAAGACAATTGCGGGATAACCGAAGACCAGATTCCTTATTATGAATTAGTTTGTACTCAAAGAGAAACATTTCTTGTTCAAGTACGTGGGGGACCAGAGCTTCCTACATCAAAAAACTTTGTTCCGAATCAACTTATAGTAAACAAAGTAGTTAAAGCCGAGGGTGACCTTTTAAAATGGGAAACCATTGTAAGATCACTAAATCCTAAAACTACAGTTATTGATCACACTGAAGGAACCCTCTCCTCTCATTACGCTGTTCACGCTATTCTAAACAACATTCCTATTTTTACTGAAAACTGTCCTCGGGTTGGTGACTTGGTTGTTCCTACCGAGGCTGCAAATGAAATTACAGATGAAGAAAGAAAAGAATTTGCTAATGCTTACCTTTTCGGTCTCTCTAATATCAATACAGTTCTTAAAGAAAATAATGGGGGAGTAGATTTCTTTCGCCGCTCAACCAGACAGATTGTAGAGCTTGCTGTTGCATGTTTACATAACTTTAGTGCTCTCTATCGTCACAGAGACTGGAAGCTCTTAGGGACGACTCTAGGCTTGTTCGCAAGGGTTTGTTACTCTGTCTCTGCAGGAGAAATGAGACACGCTAACTCTAAAGCAAATAAAGAGTGGAAGAATATAAAAGCTTGTCATACACATGAAGAGCGTGGGAAAACTTACCGTAAAAATTTATGTCTTAGTGCCCCAGATGTTCAAACAAGCATTGAAGATATTTGCAAAGGCTTTAGCATTAAAGGTTGGGAGTCAGGATTTGGAGGAAAAGCATGGGCTAATTGTACTTCTTCAATCATGGAGCTACACAATCATTGTGTTGACGGGGATATCAAAGAAGCAGTTGCTCAATTCAATAATGTTATTCATGAAGAACATAACGGTGGCCTATATCTTAACAAAGTAGTTAATTCTGGTATCTTTGATACTGCTGCTAGAAACTCAACTCTGTTTATGTTTCAGAATTTAAAAAATAGTATTCATATTCTTGGTAGTCTTTATAATCAATCACAACCAAAAGAATATTGTCTTCGCAAACTTTTTATTTCAGCTTCTGCTCAACCAAAAACTCAACCAAAAAAGGCAGAGCCTACAGATATGACAATTAAAAGAACAGGAAAACAAACACTTCTTACTTCTCCCGATATTTGTATTGACCTTACTAATGATTACAGTTGGGATTTATGGAATACCACAGAAAAAGAAACTCCACTTTACTCTGGAAAGATTCCTTATTGGTATACAAATAGCAAAGGAAAGAAAGTTATATCTAAAGCAAAGGTAACTAAACTATGCAAACAAAACAAGTCATAATAGACCTTATTAGAATAAACTATAAACAATTTTCAACACTGTTAATTAAAGATTTAATTAGGAATAAAAATGAATGTAAAGCAGGTTATTGTTGTAAGAACAAAATACCCCGATAATAAAGGGGGAACACGAAAATTAAGAACGGGAAAACTTATGGCACAAGCCGCTCATGCTTCAATGAAAGTCTTTCTCGACATGATGGCTGAAACAACTTATGAAAACAGTCCATACAGTTCCTTTTTTATGGAACTAAGCCACACAAGCCCTGTATATCACTGGCTGTCTGGTCCTTTTGCAAAGATCTGTTGTTATGTAGAGAGTGAAAAAGATCTATTGGACTTATATTACAGAGCCCGCGCAGCGGGCCTTCCTGCTAGTCTTATTAAAGACTCGGGCAAGACTGAATTCCATGGTGTTCCTACCAATACATGTATTGCTATAGGACCAGCAGAGAATAAAGATATAGATAAGATCACTGGAGATTTGAAACTACTATGAAAGAAAATTGGAGAACAGACCCTCTTCCCAAAAGAAGGTTTTTCTTCTGGGGAAAGGGAGAAATAGATGGTGTCTTTTGTCACTCTATCTTTATAAGAGAACAAGACTTTCATCCTGATGATCTCAAGCTTCCATATCGTCGAAGAAGAATGGTCTGGGGGCATAGAAGAATAGATATAATCTCTTGTCGTTGGAGTAGGGGAGAGCCTTACAGAATGAGGGGATGGTCTGAAATAGAAGAACCGCAGGATTAGAATGATATTAAAAAATATTATCTTAGATCTCTTGGAAAACAAGAGTAGACTTAAAAAACATAATCAATTACGTTCTCGAATAGAAAACTTTACTCCACCTGGTCAGCCAAATTATAGTTGTTCATTTCAGTTTGGTGGTTCACAATTAAGATGGAAGTGTGGTTGTGAACGAACCATCATGAACAAAACACACTATAACGAATTATGTCAGACACACCTAAATCAACTGAAGTAAAAGCTTACAAGAGACCACGCCCTACACGTAGACAACTCAAGAGAGAAATACAGATAGGACGTGAACATATTGGAGAATTAGCAAGTTGGCAAAAAGGACGTGAACAACGTATAGCTATTTGTCTTGGTCTTTCAAAGAATGCAACTCTGCCAATGATTGAAAAGGAGGCGCGGAGATTATACACTATCTCTCAGAAACAAGCACAGGGCACTTCTCTTCTTCCTAAAAAGACTAAAAAGAAAAAGACAAAATCCAAAGTATAATATTCTTGTAGCCTTCAGGGCTCATAGACATAAAGGAGTAACTAGCTTTGGTTCAAGAGACTCTTCATACCGTTCACGTTGATCCCAACACATTGAATAATCTTTATAACAAGAATGCTGTTAAGATCAGTGATGTTAATTCTAACTATCCAATCCTTTCATCAGAAATTCTTTATCCTAATGCACAGCTTATCCTTAAGCATGAATCACAAAGTGCATTGGCTGTTATTGATCCCGCTTGCAATTTTATAGAGCTATGCTTTAGTAATAATGCACCGTTTGGCATTAGTCCTCGCAACACAGAACAAACAGTTCTAATGCATCAATTACAAAATGATGATATTAAGTTACAGATTATTGCAGGAAAAGCTGGCTGCGGCAAGTCTCTGCTTGCAATGGCTTCAGGCCTTAGTAAAGTTCTAGAAGATAATCTGTATAAAAGACTAGTTATTACTAAGCCTACTTATCAAGTGGGAGAAAAGGGTGCCTTCGCCGCAGTCCCCGGTAATATTCAAGAAAAGTATGAACCTTATCTTATGAACTTCATGATGACTCTTGAAGAGTTAGGCATGGAGAGAGCTTATCTAAATATTATTAAAGAGAAAAGATTAATAGAATTTGTACCTCTGCAATTAATGAGAGGAATGTCTTTTAAAAACTGCATGGTAGTCGCTGATGAAGTACAGTCTCTATCAAGACATGAGATGCAAACTCTTTGCTCAAGAATTGGAGCTAACTCCAAGCTTGTTTTGCTTGGTGATCCAAGACAAATAGATAGAAGCATATCATTTAATGAAACAGGCCTTGCCCGTTTAATCAAATCTGACAGAATAAAATATTCTGATCTATGTGCTATGACTCATCTAACAAAGAATGAAAGAAGTAGACTTAGTACATTATTAGATGATGTTCTTTTAGAAGACTAATCTTTTTCAAAAGATTATGGGAAAGGAAGAGGGTAAAACCTCTCCCTGTTTTGTTTATGATTATAAAATCTTACACTGATTCAGAATGTGTTGTCCTTTGTATCTTCTGTACTATAACTTATCGTTTAATAAGTAATTTTATTTTAGAGTGTTCTCTTGATCATGGCAATGGGGCTCATGATTATATAATCATGAGGCCTGGCGATAATATTATTCCAGGAGATCTTATTGCCTCAAACTGGTTATACCCACTCACCAAGTGGCAAGAAAATCTTAAGAAAGAAATAATAGAAATTGAATATAAATATATAACTATAGGGAAAGAGTTTCCTAAGATACTTCAAATACTGCAGGAAAGGATTAAACGATGGGATACATCAGAGAATTAGACCTGCCACCTGGCAGTAAATATAGATGTATATACGGTGTTCATCTTAAAATTAAAAGAAAGAGGGAGCACTATACTGGATGGACTTTTTATGCTTCTGCAGACCATCTCAACAGATGGAGACTAACACCTACTCTAGGGTATGGAAAAACATATTTGTCTTCCGAAGCACAAGAAGAATTTGTAAAAATTCTCCTTAACCTAGAGTATGAGCACCTAACTTCTGGTGATAAGACTTACTTCCCTAATCTATATCCAGTACTGAGAAAATTAGAAAATGATGCAGATAAAAAAGGTTGAAGATATCTATGAATGGAAACCTATCCATATTCATATAGAAAAAAATAGTTATCAACTGTCAACAGAGTGGTCTCGAAATGAATCGGTAACAAACCTCTCGCCTTTTTATCGAAAAGATTTATTAAATTGCTTGCAAAACTTACAATACAAAGCTATAATAACTGAAGATAAAGAGTTCTTTCCAGAACTCTTACCACTATTAAAAGCATTAGAAGAAATAGATCAATAATTAATGACTGAAAAATATATTCTCAAAGTAAAAACCTGGGCCCCAATTAGTTTTCATAAAAATGAAGATGATAGAATCATTGCTTTCGCAGACAAGCCGCGCAAAAAATATATTCTATCAGAAAAACCACTCTATCTTTCAGGGTTTGACGGCTGGGCTGATCATTGGTTATGCAAAACAAAAGAAACTTTAGAAGATTCAATATATGAGTCTCTTCTTTGTGGCAATAAAGAACAATTAGATTTAATAGAAAGACTTTTATTTCTTACCAAGAAAGCAATTTATTTTCAAACTATTAGTAATCGAAAAAATATATATCAAAATGAATAGAGAAGAATTAATCCAAAGTATAGAACACTCCTTAAACTCATCTGGTCTATCAGACAGAGAGAAAGTACGTGCACTTAGCAATGTCTTGATTGACTATGGATGTGCACTTGAGTCTATATCTGAACCAGTTACCACCACCACACTTAAAAAGATAGAGCAAGACTATTATCAGTCCCCAACCTTGGGTAAAGCTCTTATCATGCAAGGAAGCCTCATGCTTACATGGGGTGCAACACATTAAACACAAATAAAAATAACAGGATAAATCATATGGAAACATTGTATATCAACCGTCCCAATCAGTACGCTATTTACAAAGGCATTAAAGGAAATAACGGAGCCATTCAATTTAACTTGATTCCGTTTGACCCCGCGCGTGCAAACGTAGATGATGATCGCAAACTGCAAGAAAAAGACAAAAAAGGTTGGTTGCTTATCGATGCAGCCAGTGCTTCTGGACCCAATCAATATGATTGGAGCACAGATATTAAATTCTCTATGTCTGAAACAGATATTGGCAAGTTTCTTGTTGGTATCGGTCGAATGGGGAGTGAAGGAGACACTTTAGTTAATATCTTTCACAAACATGAAAAGACAGGGGCCACTAAGAAACTAATCATTACACAAGGCAGAGTGTATCAAGGTAATCCAACCTGGATGTTTGCTCTTCTTTGTACAGACAGTACAGGCACTCGAAATGTCAATGTACCTATTAGCAAAGACGAAATGCTTGTTCTGAAGCTTCTGCTTGAAGCAGCAGTTCCCTCTATTCTTGGATGGAGTGCTCGTAGTGTCTAAGCCAATTGTAAATGCACATATCTTCGCTCAACTTTTTGACGAAATGGCTTGGGGTGGTCTAGTCTTACTAGAAAGTTCTGAATTTGAAAAACAACAAAGATTAGAATTTACACTTCCCTTACCCGCTAACGCTGATCCTTCTTATGCTGAAGAGTCAGTTGTTTATGAGGCTAGCAAAATGCTTCCCATGAGATTAAAATGGCCTGACTATATTGTCACAAATTTTATTGTCTCTTCTGAAGAAGTAAAGAAAAGAGTTGAATCTAACGAACACATAAGTAAAAATATGAAACAATATGCCTACCAAACAACCGTCAGAAAAAACGATAGCACTGGAGAATGAAAAGGGAGAGATGCTTAACCTCTTAGATTTGGTCTCACAAATCTTAGACAAAAGCACATCATCTCAAATAGATGAAAAATCTCAACTTCTTTCAGCAATTAGTGCAACTCAAATTGTTAAAGATATGGGACAACGAGGATCAGATGAGGTTATTGCCTTATATAAAATCTATCCAAACTTGATACCTTTACTGGCTGGTGTATTCCAGACAGGGCTTAAACTTGGCCTATTCATTGCACGAAAAAACATTAAGATTACATTACAGGAATCTAATGCAGAAAGTGATCAGTCAAGTAGCCAAACTAATAGTTCCAATAGTCATACCGATTCTAATTGAGATGACTCTTAAAGAGTTCTTCGGATTATCTGAAGACAAAATAAAACAACATGTAGAAAACAGGAGAAAAAATGAGTGATTTGAAAGTAACCAATGTAAAGTTCTGGCCGCGCACCGGTAACGGTGCCCTCAAGGCTTTTGCCGATGTAGAGTTTAACGGAGAGATGACCGTCAAGGGATTCTCTGTGTTCTCTGGTCAGAACGGCATCTGGGCGAAGGCCCCTTCCGACAGAGTAGAAAAGAATGGTGAGACGCAGTATTACCCGCGTATCATGTTCCGTTCTACCGGCGAGGAGAAGAGTACTCATCCAGTGCTCAAGGCCATTGTCGATGCTTATACTGGTGGTTCGTCTGCCCAGACTAAGTCTACCCCTCAACCGGCAGATGCAGGTCTTGGTAGCGATCCCTGGTAAACATAGAGTAACTCTCAAAACAAGGGGCGGGGAGAAATCTCCGCCCCTTTGTTATTGAAAAGAGAACGCGTGGACAAATTCAAAAATATAGAGCCCAACCTTATTGAATTGTTTAAATTTATTCGTCAGTTCTATCCTAAATTAGAGCAAGAAATTGTATACAAAGCTCTTCTTACCGACAAGAAGAGTAAATTTGTACAATATATTCTAGAAGAAGGAGAAGAATAGGTGATAAACTGGGGAAGTCCTTCCAATATAGTTTTATCCAAGATTGATTTAAGACCTGGATTCTCCTGGAGACTTACTTACAAATGTTGGGGTTGGCATATACACTTCTTTCATAAAAGCAATGGTACTTGGTATTGGCAACACAATCCAGACATACTTAGCTACGCACGACCATTAACAATTCCCCCCGAGCCTGTACGTCGAGAGGAATTTAAAAATTGGATAAAAGATAAACTTTATATTCAGTTAATAACCCCAACAAAAAACAATGAACTTATAGAGGTTTTAGAAACAATGCTTGTTGAAGCAGAGGATTGAGGTGGGTTTGCCACCACCATATAAAATGAAGCTAGAGAAAGTTAAAAACACTTGGGTTTTAACTTTTCGTACATTTGGAAACCATTGTATTTCTATTAACAAATCACAAGAAGGATGGTTCTTCGAGACTATCGGCAGAGGTCTTGCCATAACAGATTCTATCGACAAGCTTCTTCTTCGAACATATCTATCTCATTATCCATATCTATATAGATTTAAAGCATGGCTAGAAGAAGAACTCTATACAGCATGGATGACAGATAATCCCGAACACTTAGAGATTTTGGAAATTCTATTAAATAATACTAAAAAGCATATACAGCGGTGGGAAACAAAACTATGAAAGAAACACTTGAAACCCTTAAAAAAGGGAAAGAAAAACTTAAAGAATTCTCTACTCTTATTGGGACTCACTATCTTGTTGATGGGAAGACTCCCGATCAGTGGAGACAAGAATTTACTATTAACATAGGAAAAGACCCGAACATTGAAGAAGTGCGCCGGACTTCTGCCGCTCTTGTTCGGCTCATCAATATTGCATCTTTCTATAAAGCTAATGCTCAATTAGTCTTTGATGGTATTAGTCATGGTTCTCACGACCAGTACCTCAGTGCTTTTGAAAAGCAAGTAGACAAATATAAGGTTGATGGTAAACGACTTCCATCACAGAAAACACTTGAGTCTCTAGCAGAAAGCTCAATGAAAGATCTTAACTCTGCTAAAGCTAATGCTGGAATGAAGCTTCGCTTCTGGAAAGATATTGTCCAAGGTCTTGTTGAGCAAAGGAAAAGCTTAGAAATGATTATGTGGTCAATCAATATTGAAATGAAGAAAGAAACATACTGATTTTGTTCAATATGTCTGTTACTTACTCATGGCCGCCACCATCACGAGTTAAATACTATTTTTTCTTTGAAGAAAAAGAACTCTCTTTAAAGAGAGTTCTTATTATCTCTTCCTCTAGAAAACCTGCTTATTTATGTAAAGTAAGCTCTCTTATCTATGGAGGAAAGAATCGCTGGCGTGCGCCTGAAGATGTTGTGTGGAGAAATCTTGAAGAAAGTCTTGCATTGAAAACATCTTTTTATTGCAAAGCTCTTCAAGAGGCAGCAAAAGAAAAATATTACAAGCTCATTATGAATAATTTAGATAATTGGATACTTCAACCTCTTCAAGAATTGATAGATATAGACCTTAGTCAGATTGTGAGAGACTAATGGGTGCTCCTATAGTCAAACCACTTACATCCCATATACCCATATGATGAAAGAAAAAGAAGATACATTAGAAATTTCTATTCTTACAGCTTTGTATAAAGCTTTACTAGAAGTTCAGCATACAGTATAATAAGCACCCCAAGGAGAATAAATGCCAACAACTTTTCTATTACTATTGAGCTGTACTCAAGACATTTTCGATACAGCAGCAGAAGAAGACGGTTGGCTCGGAGGATCACCGGAGACTCCTATCATTGTAGACTTTACAGAATCTGAAGTAGAAGATACCGGGGTGGTTAAAGAAAACAACCTAACTGAAATAATAGAAGAAAATTGTTATGTTCAAATGGGTACAAAACTTTGTGACTTCACCTTGACAAATCAGATGGGAACAGATATTACTCTTTCCGATTATTCAGGATCTTATATTCTATTAGATTTCTCTGCAATGTGGTGCGGACCTTGTCAAAGTGCAGCAGCTGCAGCCCAGGATCTTCAAAATAATTATTCTGACAAGAATGTTAAATACATTATTGTCTTACTTGAGGATTATTACAGTCAAGAGTTAGACTTAAAAGATCTTAATGATTGGTCAGACACATTTGGCCTAACAACTATAAATACATTGGGCGGATCAAGAGCATTGCTTCAGTCAAGCGGAGGACCATATCCTCTTTCATCCTGGCCCACCTTTTACTATATTAATAAGGAAGGAATTGTAGAGTATTACCACTCTGGATATTCAGAAGAAGCTCTACAACATAACCTCGATTACTTAACCTCGCAATAAGTCTCTATACAGGCTCGAGATGACCTATACAGAAGAGCAAGCCAAGCAGGCTTGCTTAGAATACTTTAATAATGATTTTTTAGCTGCAGATACTGTTGTTAAAAAATATCTACTCAGAAACCTTAATGGTGAACTATTAGAGGTCTCTCCAACAGACATGCATCGGCGTTTGGCTAAAGAATTTGCACGAATTGAAAGTAATTACCCTAGTCCTCTTTCAGAAGAAGAGATTCTTTCACAACTTGAAAGATTTTCTAAGATTATTCCTCAAGGTTCTCCCATGTATGGGATTGGAAATCCAAGACCTGTGTCTTTGAGTAATTGTGTTGTGATTGATAGTCCTAAAGATAATATCTCTGCAATCTTTGAAGGTGCACGAGATATTGCGAACCTAAGCAAAAGACGATGTGGAATTGGTGTAGACATTAGTCAGCTACGACCAGACGGGACTGTTGTTAACAATGCAGCACAGACGACTACTGGAGCTTGGAGCTTTGCTGATCTTTACAGCTATACGCTAAGAAAGATTGGACAAAAAGGCCGGCGAGGTGCTGGTATGATCTCTATAGATGTACGACATCCAGATATAGAGAAGTTTATTACCATGAAAAAGGATCTAACTAAAGTTACTGGCGCTAATATTAGCATTAGAATCAGAGATGATTTTATGGAGGCAGTAGAAGCCGACACTGACTTTACTTTACGTTGGCCTGTGGATAGTAAAAACCCAAGCATTACAAGAATAGTAAAAGCAAAAGAGCTATGGAGTTTAATCACAACAACTGCCACGACTACAGCAGAGCCTGGACTAATGATGTGGGATAACATCATCAATCATCTTCCAGCTCACTGTTATAAAGGATTTGAAACATTAACAACCAACCCTTGCGGCGAGGTCCCCTTGTCTGCTTATGATAGTTGCCGTTTGATCACTATAAATCTAACTTCTTTTGTCCAGAATCCCTATACTTCACAGGCTAATTTTAATATAGATGATTTTAAAAACACAGTTCGCATTGCTATGCGTCTTTGTGATGATCTAGTAGATCTTGAGCTTGAAAAACTTGAATTGATTTATCAATCTGCAGATACAGAAGATGAAAAAGTTTTATGGCAACAACTCAGAAATTCTTGTGAAAAAGGACGCCGCACTGGCTTAGGAACAACAGGCCTTGCAGATGCACTAGCTATGCTTAACCTTGAATATGGGTCAACAAATAGTCTTTATCATATAGAGAATCTTTATGAAATATTTAAGTTAGAAGCTTACAAAGAATCAGCAAGTCTTGCACAAGAAAGAGGAGCATTTCCCGTTTGGAAACCAGGCGTAGAAGAAGACTGTAAGTTCTTTGATCCTTTTCCTTTGGGGCTTGTTGAAAAGATGGAAGCTCATGGACGCCGAAACATATCTATCTTAACAAATGCTCCAACAGGATCATGTTCTATCTTAGCTCAATGTTCATCAGGAATAGAGCCTATCTACAGATTAGAGTACACACGTAGAAAGAAATTATCTCATGACGAACTAGAAAATAGTTCAGATTTTATCGACAAAGATGGAGAGAAGTGGAAAGAGTTTACTGTCTTCCATCATGCCTATAATGAATATAGAAAACTAACAAAGAAAACTACTTCTTCAAAGTTTTTCGTTACCTCTGATCAAATAGATTGGAGTGCTCGTATTGACGTACAGGCAGCCATACAGCGGCATATTGATCACAGCATTAGCTCGACCATCAATCTACCCAAAGGAACACCTGTAGACGTCGTTAAAGAGCTTTATATGAAAGCCTGGAAGGAAGGCCTCAAGGGAGTTACCGTTTATGTAGAGGGGTCTCGAGCAGGTGTTCTGGTATCGAAAGATATTCAATCAACCAAAGACTTGATTACAGAAACAACAGCTCCTAAACGACCACAAGAACTTCCTTGTGAAATCCATCATAGATCTGTGAAGGGCGAGAAGTGGACAATCTTACTTGGTCTATTAGACGATAAACCTTATGAAGTATTTGCCGGACCTGCAGAAAATATTGATATTGCCACTAAATTTACAACTGGAACAATCTTTAAATATCCAAGAAAAACAATTAACTCAAGATATGATTTAGAGTATGGGGAGAACGGCGGGACAACAAAGATAAAGAACATTGTTAAGTGGTTTGAAAACGATGACTATGGAACAATGAGTCGTCTTGTCAGCATGAATTTAAGACATGGTGTACCTATCCATTACATCTGTGAACAATTACAGAAAGATCCCAACGGAGATCTTCTCAGTTTTAATAAAGTATTAGGACGTGTTCTCAAAACTCATATTCCAGACGGAACAGACAGAGATAGAATCTGTGGCGAATGTAATAACGAAGGCCTGACTTACCAAGAAGGCTGTTTGACATGTACTTCTTGCGGCTACACTAAGTGTAATTAATGTCTCAAGATGAATATTCAGAGATGGGCAAACAAATACTAAGAGCCGTTTTCACCTCAGCCGTTTTTGACTACAATAAATATGTTGTCAGAAAGCGCCTTAAGCCCAAAGAAGCATTAGCTTTCTCTACTGCAAGTCGTCTGTTATTTGACGATGATTATCGAATATTGTATGGGGACTGGGAGCTTTCTCTCGAAGAGCTTCTTTCTGTTATTAATGATAACAAAGAAGTAGATCTCGAAATAGTTAGAGAAAATATTATAAACAAGGCTTATCAGAGAAAATCAAGAAAAAAGAAAACATGATTCCTCCAGTAAAAATTCTTAAAATTAAAGACGAGACTGAACTAATCTTAGAGCTTGGCTCAACTGAAATTAGTTTTGTAAATGGATGTTTTGAATTACCTCATATGGGGTATGCAACATTCTTTTGTGAAGTCTTAGCTCAAGCGAACATGATGTCTCTTACTTTTAAAATAACAGAATTGAGAAATGCCAAATATACATTTGGACATACCCTACTGATAGCTGTCAATGACGACGAGTCTTTCAGAAAAGTTCGAGGAACAAAACCACTTTACAAGTGGGATGAAAGAGTTGATACATTAATATCTTGTCTTCAGGGACTTACTTCTAGGAATACTTTGTTTTCAGATATTGATAAAATTATTTTCTTTAAAATGGAAGAGACTAATCCCTGCAAATTACTTAGAGTAGTTCAGCCAGGTTATATCTATAAAGGCTCAGAATATAAATATAAACAAATTCCTGAGAAAAAAGTTATCAAAAGTTATGGTGGAGAAATTAATTGGATTAAAAATCCAGTCACAATACATGGCTCTGATATTAAAAAAAGAATTCTAGAAGGATAAAATTGGAACAACAGAATACCTACAAGAAAAAAGACCCAACTCAAATTGATGCCCTCTTAGCTAGACTAACAAAGTCTATGGGCAAGGGAACTATTTTCAGACAAACAGAAGAAAGAGTTTCCGCCTGGCCCGCAATCAGTACTACTTCACTATCTTTAGACCATGCATTAGGTATTGGAGGAGTTCCCCAAGGAAGATTTGTTGAACTTCTGGGGATGGAGAGTAGTGGCAAAACCACAATGGCGTTACATATGATTGCTGAAGCTCAAAAATTAGGAGCAACAGTCGCTTTCGTTGACGCAGAGCATGCTCTTGACCCCAACTATGCTGCAGCTCTTGGGGTAGATATGGACAACATGTTAATCTCTCAGCCCAATACTGGAGAAGAAGCACTGAATATAGTTGATGAGTTAGTTCGTTCTCAATTGATTGATCTTGTTGTTGTAGACTCTGTCGCCGCCCTTGTACCGAAGGCAGAACTGGAAGGCGGGATGGATGAACAGCAAATGGGGCTACAAGCAAGACTCATGAGTAAAGCTTGTCGAAAGCTTACACCACTTGCTCATAAAAACAACGTAACCGTTCTTTGGATTAATCAATACAGAAGCAAGATAGGAGTCTTCTTCGGCTCTCCTCATGTTGGGGCAGGAGGAAATGCATTGAAATACTACTGTTCAGTTCGAATGAAAGTCAGTCGAACAAAGACAGAGAAAACCCAGGGAGAAGCGACTCATAACAGGACTAAGGTAGAAATTATTAAAAACAAAATGGCACCACCATACAAGCAAGCACAGTTTGACATTCGCTTTGGCGTTGGCATAGATCAAGTTGGAGAACTTATTGATATTGGTGTCTTGCATAAAATTATTAGAAAAGCAGGTCCTTACTTTTATCTAGAAGCGGAGAACGTTAAATTAGGTCAAGGGAAAACTAATTCCATTAACTTCTTAAAGGAAAATCCTGAAATACAAACTCAATTGAAAACAGCTGTCATAGATGCTCTCTATCCCCAAGAGGAGGACGAGGAGATTATGGATGGCCTGGAGTAGCCCAATTGAAGATAAGTTCAATCAAAAGATAAGGCCTTATCTGAAAAGATCACCAAAAGTAACACTCTCAAAAGTAACCCCAGGCGATTTAGTCTGGGGTTATTACGATAGCGCGTGGCAAACAACTGCTTTAATAATTAGACCTCTTGGCTCATTAAAAGCTTTTTGTTCTGAAGAAAATATCTCTAAAGAAATGGTTGAATATATTTATAGTGAATATCAATTTCTTTTAAAGATTAGACAAAATACAAATCCAGATATAAATATTACTCTTGATCCACAAATTTATAATTGTCTAATTCAACATACAACTCCAGAATATATTCTAAAAGAAATCTGGAAGTTTTATGAAACAAATCAAGTAGGGTTGTACACAAAATCTTGTTTTCTTTCTCAATCAATGATTACTATAAAAGACAAACCCCAGTGGTGGTTTCATTGGATTGATAATGAAATCTTTTTACAAGTTTTAGAACATCCAGATTCATATTCAGCATTTGCTACGAAATATGATTATTTTTTAGAACATTCACAGGATTATAGATGACACTAGAAGAAATTAAGACTACACAACAATGGTATTCAAAACTTCCCAACCATAAAAGAGAAAAATACTTAGAGAATGAGTTAGCCAAACTTACAAAGTTTGATACAACACCCACTCTATGGGATGACTATATACAAAACAATAACCTTTGGTGGCAAAAAGCTGACTCAAATCCAACAGCCTTATTTAAAACTATCTTTCTGGGAAAGACCTTTTTTGTAAAAATAAAACATAAAACAAATATTATTGATATGCCAAAGTATCTACAAGCAAATACGCCTGGTTCCACACAGCTTTATGAGGGTCAGCCTGTCGCTTCAATAGGACCTTTTCAAGGAAAGATCTTCTTTAATTCTAATGATAATCATTTTTACTTGGGAGCTACTGGGCGACATAAATATTTGCATCGATCATTCATAATGGAGTTCTTGCAAACACATGGACAAGAGGATTACTCTTGGATGAAAGATATTGAATTATTTTATAAAGACTCATATCTTATTGGTGGCTATAAAGAATTAGAAGAGCCACAATCTAAACAAACAGCACTTCAATGGAAATATATAGGATAGATTATGCCAAAGAAAAAGAAAGTAATAAGTGCAGACGAACAAGCTCTGATTCTTTATAGCAAGGCTTCAAATAAAAGAAGGCTTGACTTCCTTTCAAAGATAACAATTGACGCTATGGTTGCTGTTGGTTATGTCAAAGAAGGACAAAACTGGCATCCATTCAAATCTCAAACAAGCAAATATGCTTGGAGTTGGAACAAAGACAAATATCAAGAATATTGTACTGTAGATCTCCCCATCCACACTCGTCCTGCCAATGTAGTTCTTGGACATCCATATTCTATTTTTTCTATTGAATTAATAGAAAAAGACAATTGGTCTAAAAAAGAATTAAAATACTGGGCAGGAGGAGTACTCGGCCCGAAGTCCCCTGCTATGAAACAACTTTGCGAATATATTCTATTGAAATTAATAGTAGATGAGTTTGAGATTTCCTCACTACAATACCTTAGAGAACCAATGGAATACTATGAAATGAGTTTTTCTCTCATAGACTTAGATTCACTAACATCAAAAGACAAAACAAAGGCCTTGACTCACCAATGGAAAATATTGTAAATCAAATTGAACAAGCTGTTGAGCATAAAAAATGGGAGATTGCAAGCAATCTTGTCCTTACTGTTATTAAAAAATCTACAAATCTTAATAGTTTAATTTTACAAACAAAATGGATTGGAAATAATCCAACTCTGAATATCCAGCTCAATCACCTTCATTTAGGTAATACAAATATTTCTATGCCTATTCAGTCTAAAAGTCAACAACAACTAAGGTTGAGAGAATTATTTAAGTCAGGTTATGGTAGGTGGAGAGATCATATTAGTCTTAGTACAGGAGTTAGGTATTCCAGATTCCCTATTTCACATAGTCACGTAATTAAAGGAACTCCCAAGCTTGTAGCTTTGCTTTGCTTAGGAATCTATGGACTTAAAATCGAAAGCTTATATCCTCTTCAAGAAATACTTGAAGAAACTTTGATGCCCCCTGAGCTAGGTTTTATTAAAGAAATACGTCCGGGTGTCTTAATTTTTGCCAAGCCACCAACAAAAGAAGATACTTTTTAATGAATACACCTAACTTTGTACATCTTCATATGCATACTGAGCATTCGCTTTTGGATGGCATCATTCGTGTGAAACAACTTCCTCAAGCTGTTAAAGAAATGGGAATGAATGCTGTTTCTATGACTGATCATGGAACTCTCAGTGGTGCCCTAGACTTCTATAAAGAGTGTACAAAAGCAAATGTTAAACCTCTTATTGGTTTAGAGTCTTATACTTCTAAAGACAGACTTCTTAAACAAGTAGATGATTTAGATCAAAAGTATTATCATTTACTCCTTTTGGCTCAAAATGAAGTAGGCTACAAAAACTTATGTCAGCTTGTCTCTACAGGAAATAGGGATGGTTATTATTACAAGGGAAGACTTGACGATAAACTATTAGAGCAATACAGTGAAGGTTTGATTGCAACTAGTACATGTCTTGGTGGGCGAATTGCACAACTATATAGACGTAGTTCTTCTGCAGCTGCAGAAAAGCTTATCATGTACTATGCAGATCTATTCAAAGATAGATTCTTTTTAGAGATTCAGCATCATCCCACTGAACCAGAACAAGTTGCTTTAAATAATTTCCTCCTAGAAGTCTCTAGTAAATATAATATTCCTCCTATTTTGTCAGCTGATTGTCATTATTTGAAAAAATCAGATGGAATCACTAATGATTCTCCTCATGAACAGATGCTTGCTTTGAACGTAGGTTCTACCATTCATACAGAGGGTAGATTTTCGTTTGATCAACGTCATCATTATGTTCTTCCTCCCGAAGAGGTTCGTGAGATTTGTGAAACAAATCAATGGCCACTTGACTTAATGACAAATACACAACACATTGCAGACATGTGTACTGGAAAATACTTCACAGATTGTGGTGTTGGTTCTAAAATGCCCGAACCACTCAATATCAAAGTAGATTCTCTTACAGACCTAACTAAATTAGGTAAGTGGGGGTTAGTTAATCGATTTGGGTCTGTAAATAAAGTTCCAGAAAAATACAAAGCGCGCCTAAACTATGAGCTTGAAGTTATCCACAGGATGGGTTACTCCAATTATTTCCTCATTGTCAAAGACCTTGTAGATGCTATTAGAAAAAAAGGAATAGCTATTGGGCCTGGAAGAGGATCAGCGGCGGGCTCTTTACTTAATTGGGCCTTGGGTATTACTTCTAAAGAAGCCGATCCTATTAAGCATGATCTTTATTTTGAACGTTTCCTTAACGCAGCAAGAACTGACGCCATGGTTGATGTTGACCTTGACTTCCCTACCTCTAAAAGACATTTAGTGTTTGACTATCTCAAAGAAACCTATGGAGAGAAGGGGTGTGCCCATCTGGGTACATATCAAAAGTTTAAAGCACGAGGACTTATGTGGGCCTTAGCTCGTGTTCAAGGACACAGTATTGAATACGGAAAGAAGTTATCTAAGCTAGTTCCTGAAGATCATAGAGGTGTTTCTCCGACACTAGAAGAGGCTATCGAGGCTTCTCCTGAATTACTAGAACATCCAAAAATCTTATCAGTTGCAGAAAAAATAGAAGGGATGACTTCAAGAGCAGGCGTTCATGCTTCTGGTTACATCGTTTATAACGATGACCTGGGAAAGTATATGCCTGTTTATCAAAAGAAAGATGCTAAGACAAAGAAACCAATCATGGTTACCCAAATGGATATGCATGATGTTGAAGAAATGGGTTTCGTTAAGTTTGATATTCTTGGTATTCAAAATCTTGATGTTGTAAGCAGAACTTTAGATCTTGTTGAAAAGTATCATAATGTAACTATTGATTTAGACGCTATTGATTACCATGATGATAATGTCTTTGCGTTAATGAGAGAAGGAAGATTAGCTGGTGTCTTCCAATTAGAAGACTCACTTCGAAACATTACTGTTAGAGTACAGCCAACATGCCTTAACGATATCTCTGTTGTTAACGCTATAGGACGCCCAGGACCTTTAGATGCTGGGCTCTTGGATGGATATGTCCTGGCTAAAGAACACGGCCTAGAGGGGCTTAAGAAGTGGGGGAAATACGGCTCTGACCGAATGTCTGAACTACTTTGGAACCTGTTGCCTGAAACCTATGGTCTCTTTATTTATCAAGAGTCTGTTATGAGGCTTCTTGTAGAAATTGCTGGCTTCTCTCTTGCCGAGGCTGACCTTGCACGCCGAGCAATGGGAAAGAAAAAACCCGAAGAGATGAATAAGCTAAAGAAAAGATTTGTTCCTGGTGCTATTGAAAAAGTAAATGCTACCGAAGAAGAAGCAGAAACTTTATGGAAGCTTATTCAAGGTTATAGTCTTTATGGCTTTAACAAATCCCACAGTCTTACCTATTCTATTCTTGGATACCAGGAAGCATGGCTCAAAAAGTATTATCCTGTCGAGTTTATGACTGCATTATTATCAGAAGAATCTGATATTAATAAGATTACAAAATATATCTCTGAGTGTAAGATTTTGGGTATTAAGGTAGAAGGACCTAACGTTAATAAATCTTTAAGGCACTTCTCTATTGAAGACGACACCATTGTCTTTGGCCTTGAAGCAATCAAGGGGATGGGTAGAGGCGCCGTCACAGCTTTATTAAAAGCAAGAGGCTCTCAACCATTCAAAGATATCTCAGACTTATTAAGTAGAGTAAACCTTACAAAGATTAACTCAGCAAAAGTTGAAGCATTAACTCATGCTGGCGCCCTCGATTGTTTAGGGTTAGGGCGACAAACTATTCTGGATCATTTTAAAAAGATTACTCAATACTTTAGAGATTTAGAAAAGTATGGCGAAAAGATACTACGCTACAAAGAAAGAGAAAAGGAAATCAAAATAGCTCTTGCTCTTAGAGAAGCAGGAGAGAAAGTTAATAAGCCCAGAATCCTTAAGAAACCTGAACTTCCTGAGAAGCCTACGATTCCAGCAGAAGAAAGACGTGAGATTACTTTCGATCTTCTTCAAAAGGAAAAAGAAGTCTTGGGGTATTACCTTTCAATTCATCCAACTGATTTTGTTACTGCAACCAACAATACATCTCTTATCTTAGATGTTTGTAGGACAAGACAAAGAGGGTTTTTGAATGGTGTAATCTTACAAGCCAAAGAGATAACCACAAAGAAAGGTACTCGCATGGCATTCCTCACTGTGGAAGATGCTACCGGCCAAGCCGAAGTAGTTGTCTTCCCAGGAAAAGTTTTTAAACAATACAAAAAGGCGGTAAGTAATTCTCCTAAAGATAAAATTGTTAGGATAGAATTTACAGCTGAAGATATACAGCAAACGCCAATCAAACTAATAGCAGAGCGTATAAGAGGAGTAAAATGACGACCAAGCCCTGGACTATTGAAGAAGACAATATCCTTCTGTCTCATTATGAGCCAGACCCAGGGAGTAAACCCCTGGGGATGGATGATGTTCTCGTCTCTTTACCCAGCCGAACTTACAAGGCTGTGTATTCTAGATATAAAAGAATCAAAGTGCTTCGAACAAAACTACAAGAGTGTGTTCCTAAAAGTCTCCCTACTATTAAGCTTCCTACAGAAGAAGAAAGGACAAAAGAAAATTGGGAAAAGTTAAAGAAATTCTTTAACGAAGAGGTCACAAAAAGTGCAAAACTAGAACCAAGAGGCTTGGTTGATGGAGAGGTTAAAATCCTTTCTATGTCTGATTGGCATATTCCTTTTCATCGAGCTGAATTAGTGGAAGAAATTTTAGAAGAACATGGCGACGCCGATGCTGTTGTTGTTAATGGAGACTTCCTCGATATGTATGGAGTCTCTAGTTATACCAAACATAAGCACATTCCTCTTATGGATGAGTATAAAATAGGGCTCGAGATGGTCGCTAGACTTTCAAGTATGTTCCCAAAGGTTTTTCTAACCAGAGGTAATCATGAGAATAGATTGTCTAGAATCATGCGTAGTCAACTACCATTAGAAACCAAGGGGTTTTTCGCAACCAATGTGACAGCAATGCTCGCGAATGGTATACTCATTGACAAAAATGGATTAGCTGGCGAAAGCCTTGACTTCCCGAATGTTTATCACGACCCACACCTACCTTGGGGATGCTTGATTGGGAAAACCCTCTTTGCTCACCCTCATCCTTTTAGAAAAGGGCCAGGGAGAACAGTAGAGTATGTCCATAAGCAGTTAGAGGGTGGTCACTTAGACTACGACGCAATCGTATTGGGTCATTGCTTTGATGCAGAAACAGAACTCTTGACAAAAGAAGGGTGGCAATCTATTGATAGCATTGATGAAAAACATCAAGCCGTTACATTCAATTTAGACACAGAAGAATTAGAATTTAATCATATCAAAGCCATATACAAATATAATGACTATGATAAGTTAATTCATTTTACAAACAAAGATGGACTAGAGATTGCCGTTACAGAAGACCATGGTATGGTCGGACGATCGACCAATGCCTGTAATTGGCAGAAGAAGAAGGCAAAAAACTTTTTTAATAAAAAGTTCTATATCCCTGCAGCAGGAGAGGAAACCTCAACAAAGGATGCTGGTATCTCCGATAATCTCCTTAGGCTTCTTGCTTGGGTAGTTACTGAAGGACACATTACTTGGACAAATAAAGATCAAACTAATGCCTATATTAGGATTTCTCAATCACAAGACAAAAACGAATATGTAACTTATTTAGAAGAGCTTCTTCAAAAAGAAAACTTCTCCTATTCAAAAAGCCAGAGATATGTTGCCAACTCTGTCAAACACAATCAGCATCGAAATTACGATGCATATCGTTTTGGACTTGGAGTAAAAGATACTCCACGTCTTATGAAATTCTTAACCAAAGACAAAGTATTTAAACAGTCTCTTCTTGGTCAGCTTTCTCTTCGGCAAAGGAAGCTTCTGATAGAAGAGCTATGTAAAGGAGATGGTAGTAAGTGTGGCTCAGAATCTTGGAGAGCTTATTACACCAAAAACCCAGAACTTAAAGATCAATTTCAATATCTAGCAACCCTAGCTGGATATAGAACTAAGGCTTCCATAAGAGACGATGGTGTTTTTGTTATCCATCTTAGTTACCAAAACGTACGACAAGTAACGAAAACAGAAGTGAAGCCTTATAGCGGAAAAGTGTTCTGTGTCTCCGTCCCTAATGGCACATTAGTTGCAAGAAGAAATGGAGTGGTCTTTGTTACTCAAAATACCCACCACTGTGCTAAGTATATTTATGAAGGCATGCTTCTTATGGAACAAGGATGTCTTTCGGGACTTCATGGATACCAGACTTCTCCTAATTTAGGCTATAAGGCTCAAGTAAATGGGTACGCCGTAGTTTATCAAGATAAAGATGGAAATACAGACTACAACAAGAGTCGAGTATATTACCGTGGAATACAAAAAGCATACAAAACACATAGTGCTGTAGCAAAGGATTAAATGACACCACAAGAAAAACTAGAAGAGTTAATGGCCAAAGCCAATAATGGCGGAGGCCTTTCTTTAGAACAAATTGCACACATGACAAATGGCAATTACCTTGCAATCGAAGAGCTACAAAGTGCCTTTCAAAGTATGGCTCGAGATATGCTCATGATCTTAACTAATGCCCAGGGCATGCAGAAGATTCTTATCGACAAAGAATTTACCACAGAAGAAGAACTGAATAATACAATTACAAAAGTTCAGCTTGCTCTTGAAGAGGAGTGGAAAACAAAAAGACAAGAAAAAGAGACTACAGTAATAGATGATAGTGACCTGGAACTATAATGAAAGCATGGGAAGCACTAGACAAAGCAATTACAGAAGTTGATCCACTAAAAGAATGCAGAACTATTAACCTTTACCCAAGTGAGGCAAGTTTGATAGATCCTACGACAAACAAAGCCGCTGGCGGGTGTGTTCGTAAGGGTTGGCTTCGTTTTAAAACTGCTATAGATCAAAATAATAAACCAAAAGATATTCATGCAAAGAAAGCAAGTCTAGATGTTCATGGTGAACCCTTAAACATTGTTGTTTCACATCATACTCCAAGATCAGAATGGATTTTTAAAGCAGGTAATACTTTTGAAAGCATGATTATCCAAGTAGCAAGACGTGGAGGTATCCTCCACTCAGGTCACAAACGTTTTAAGATCCCTGTTAAACATGATCTATTCTTGGCTGGTGAAGTTGACGCTGTCTTTCGAGATGGCTCCACGTTGGTTGGGATTGAAATTAAATCTACTCATGGCTATATGGCCGAAAAGAAAATTATCCATCCCAAATATGGAGAGCCAAAGCTAGAGCACTTGCTTCAAACAGCACTTTATGCCTGGTATTATCGAGATCAAATTCCATACTTTCAACTTCTCTATATTTTAAGAGGGAAGCTCCAAAGAAGAGAGTTTAAAATCTCAATTCATGAATTAGATGATGGCGACTTCGGAATCAAGGTCGACGACATGAGAACACCCTATCGTATATCTCATGTTCTTGATCGATATACAGAATTGGCTGAATATATTCACGAAAACTATCTCCCTCCAAGAGACTTTGAACTCATCTTTGATGATGATCAAATGAATGAGCTTAACGATAACAATGAGTTAGGCAAAACACTTGGATCTGCTTGGGAAAAGTATTGGGATAGAAAGGTCAATGGTGGCCGAAAGGTTCAACGACCAGAAAAGGGACACTTCCAATGTTCTTACTGTCAATTCAAAGATGTTTGTTACAAGAAAGATGGGACTCCATACGATATGACAAAATACATGAATCCAAAAGATACAAATATAATGTCTCTTGAGTCAATTGCAGCTGACACTGTTTGGGATGTAGTAAAATTCTATCAATTAACATGGCCGTTTAAAGAAACACTCATGGAAAGAATGAACGTAGATACGGTTGAAGAAGCTGCAGAACTCTTCAATCAGGACCAAAAGAAGTGGATACAAGATTCAGAGCTTGAGCAATTCTCCCTAATAATGCGTAAGTATAGAGAATAATGTCTAAGCTTCATGGTCTATTCCTCGACAGGGATGGGGTTCTTAATGTGAATACACATTACCCTCACCTTGTCGAGGATCTTTACATTCCCGATGGTGTTTTTGAGGCCTGTACTTTATTAAAGTATTATCAAAATAAAATTCGACCAATAGTAGTGACCAATCAAAGTGGTGTTGGGCGTGGGCTTTATACTAAAGCAGAATGTTTAGAATTTGAAGAGCACCTTGCTAATGAAATCTATATACATTCTGGACTTAATATACCTAAAGAAAACTGGTACCACGCATGGGACACTGCCTCTCCTGACTATAAACCTTCTCCCAACATGATTCTACAGGGTATGAAAGATCATAACTTAAAACCCAAAAACTGTGTGCTCATTGGAGACAAACAGACTGATGTTGACGCCGCGATGGCAGCAGAACTTAGTCTTGGCTATCTCATTTACACCAATAATGGTGAACACTTCCTTGAAGCTGTAATGGAAACTTTATTAAAATTATGAACAAAGGACTCCTCTGGTCTCAAATAGCCAGTCATATAGAATCATCTATAGCCCCCGCTCTCGCAACACATCAAGGCTCTTGCGAATTAAAAGATATTGAATTAACAAAAGACGAAGATCTTGTTGTTTATATTCAATACCAAGGAGCTTGTAATGGCTGTGCTTATTCAGAGACAACTACATTATCTATGATTCAAAATCTCCTTAGAGAAGAACTCAATGATCCAAGAATAGTTGTAGAGAAATGGAATGAGTAAGCAAAAGAAAAGCAGCTGGGAGAATATAGAGATTCTCGAGCTGGGTGGTTTTATTATTGAATACGACAAGTCTGACAATACACTTACAGTAAATACAAAGTTTGAATGCGAGGTAGATTGCATTCATTTGAGTAACTTTATTGAAGAAATAGATGAATGCAAAACCGTCATAATTAAAGGGCCAGAATGGAACGAATAGTTACAAAACACTGGTATATCCAACTTCGTATAGCAACAGGAACACAGAAAAAGAAATGTCTTTATGCTGGAGAGGGTTGTTGTAATACAGTAACAAAACAAAGAACAGTTCCCACTGGTAGTCATTGGACCTGTACAAATGGAAGGTGGAAACGGTCTAACACAAAGAAAGAAAAAAGAACTTACCATTCTACAGTTAAAGGAACCAAGCTTTTATGCTTTAGTATAAAGCATAAACATCATCTTGTATGCACAGCTTGTTGGCCTAGATTGATTAAAGAATTAGCAATGATGCCAACTCAAGTAACAGAATTTGATTATGAATTAATGATGAAAGGACTAACAGATGAGCATAACGAATAATAGACTATGTGTTAAAACCTTTACGGTGAATAATAAGCTTCATAAATGTGACTATGTAGAAAAGGGTTGTGTTAATACAGAGATCATAACCAAGAAAGTACCAATTAGAAAAAGAGTACAGAAACAATACAAAAAAGGATACACTCGTTGGGGTCAAAGCCGGTATTGGACGTGGAAAACTACAGGCCACAACAAGGTTAAAAAACATTACACTAGAAAAGGCACTATGCTCTTTCAATTAAAAACAGGTTCTTACGGTGGATATAATATTCTTAAAGTATGTCCTGACTGTTGGCCCAGGGCTATCCAAGAGATACAGGACCTGCCTTCAATTGACTTCCAATACACTACGACAATGAAGGAATTTGCAAGTGGCGAAGAATGATATATTTCGTGAAGAGGACTGGGAGCTTATAAGAACTGAAAGGGAATGGATCGACCGCTGGAATAAAGTTGGCGGCGAGAACAAAAAACGCTCCCGATCTGATGTAGACTGGCCTCAAAGCTATCCTGTTCTTGTTTGGTTTCAAAGAGAATATGATGAATATTTTGATGAGGGTTGGGCGTGGCCCAATTTCTTTTATCCTCTCAATCATATATGCACTAACTGCCAACATACAGAACCCATCTGGCCAGAAACTGGCGACGATAATATAGATTATGAATTATTAATGGAGAAAACAAATGAGATTAAGTAAATGGAAAATAGGCGATATTGTAATCGCAAGAAAACTTATAACTGAAGATGGTACTTCTCAGGGCGATCATAATGCTTCTTTCCCTGCCCCCAATTACATTCATGCATGTAAGAGTGATCGAGGTGCTGTTGTGGGCATTCATGACGAAATACCAACTGTTCGTTTTCAAAAGACTAAAACTGCTACTATTGTCAGAGATGACGAAATAAAGTATATCGGATTTAACTCTAAAAATAAAGCGTCAGATGCTTTCATGAACCCTTCATATAAAACAAAGTAAAATATGAAACGAATAGCAATAGCTGACATTCTCCTAGAGTCTGGAGAGACAGAAGTATCTCTCGACCTTAGAGAACACATGAATTCATTTGAAAAAGCAAATCCTGATAAAACTCTTCACCCCTCTACTCTTAAGTTAATCACACACCCTGTTTCTGATGGAAATTTTAGATTAATCTTATCTGTAGGCTATACACAGTATGGGGAAAAATATGTTAGGTAAATTAAATTTAAACACAGATTTAGGACGAACAACTTATCCGCCGTCCCTGTATTATAAATGAAAAAGAAACAAAAAGTAACCAAAACATATTATGTATTTACTAACAAAAACCAAACAAAGTTTATAGAAGAAATCAAAGACGAATGGAATGACGATGTCTGTCCGTCCTATTTGCCAACAGAAGACATTCTTAAGGCCTACAGGGCAACCGCAAATGAACTCAAAGAAATAGGATGGCATTCAAATGTTGGTAATATTAAAACAAATTGGCCAAGTTACAAACCAATGAAAATTAAATATACTCGTATAATTGAGGTGGAATATTAAAATTAACATACTAGACGATGGCTTTGTTCGTCTTGTTGACAGTATGGGGACAGATTCTTCTATAGTTAGGAGTGCTCGTGTTTCCTATGGTGACGGAACAAAGAGTAAAAGAGAAGACGAAGGGCTAATTAGATACCTCATGCGTCATAAACACTTCTCTCCATTCGCCTCCTGTCAAGTTCAGCTTCATTTAAGACTTCCCATTTATGTACATAACCAGCTGGTACGTCATGATCGAGTCCACTGGAATATGCTAAGTGGAAGATACTCTGTAATGCCAGATGAGAAGTGGATATGTCAGGAATGGAAAGGCCAATCCGACCATAATAAACAAGTCGGAGACAAGGGTCTGGATGGCACTGTGACAACTGATCACCCCAAAGCTATAGCCCTGGGTCTAGAGCCAGAACAAGGCCTCCAAGAGGGCTTGCAGGACCTACAGAAAGCTGCTTATGAAGAGTCTCAAGAACACTACGAAGCTCTTCTAGAATTAGGAGCTAGTAGAGAAAAAGCGCGATCAGTATTACCCATGGGGCAATATACTGAAGGCTATATGACTGCTAACCTTGGGGACCTTATGCTTATCCTCTCACAAAGAATGCATCCCCATGCTCAAGAAGAAACTCAAGAATATGCTAAGGCTATCTTTACTATTCTTTCAGATTTGTTTCCTGTTTCTATGCAAGCATTCGAAGACTACCAATTAAATTCTATTTCTTTAAGTGGTTATGAGATACAGTTGATTACAAGGGCCTTTAAAATAAGATATGAGGATGACATAGAGGGGCTTAAGAAAATAATGGACACGATGGGGTTTCCTAAAAACAAAAGAGAGCGGGGTGAGTTCCTGAAAAAGATGGAGTTAATATGACGACAAAACAGAAAAAGATTATTGACGAGGCTGTTTCTAGAGTAGCCTCTATGATTGTAGCTACCAATCATTGTGGACACGGATCTCTAGAGGATTTATCTTGTGCAATGTATTCTCTTCAGGATTATTTAGGAAATATAGATTGCAATGAAGAAGGCCTTACTCTTCCTGGCCAAGAAACACAATCAATTACAGATCTTTGGGAATATTAAAATGAACTGGTTAAGGGATAAGCTAGCAGAAATCCTACATAATTGTATTGCGCATCCACTCATGCCTTTCCTTCCTCGAAAGTGGGGTAATTTTCTCCATGATTGGACTCTAAAATTCTGGCCACCTTATCATGGAGACCATGATGAGTGATCCAGTCAATCATCCCGACCACTATAAAAAAGGTGGACTAGAATGCATAGATGTAATCGAGGGCCTGGGGCTTGGGTATCATTTAGGAAATGCCCTTAAATATATGTGGAGAGCAGGAGATAAAGACCCATCTAAATACGTAGAAGATTTAGAGAAATGTATTTGGTTTATACGGAGGCGCATTGAGTATTACGAAAAAACGCATTCTAGTGATAGGTGATGGGATACAAGACACCTATCATACAGGAGATATCCTAGGTATTGCTAACGAAGACCCTGCATTAAAATTTAGACCAACAGGAATGGTAACAAAAAAGGGTGGAGCCGCATACTGTCAAGCACTTCTTCAATCGTTTCTGCCTGACTATGAGATAGAGCTATTCTTAACTAGCCATTCTCACATTCAACGCTTTGTTGATAACAAATACAAAAGAGTTGTTCTTACTGTAGATACAGAACCAGTAGAAAAGTATCCGTATGAGGTTATTGCAAATCATGCGTTGGAAAGATTTGTAAAGTCTTGGGACCCTAGTGTTCTTTATATATGGGACGACGACAGAACTCCATCTTTACCCTCTTGGGTTTTTCGACTTTCGGGACTAGATGCTCTTCCCGTTCGAGGAATTTATTTAGACTCTTCTAGGAAAAATACTTTGGGTTACCCTGTAGTTAGTTATAGAAAAGCCTCAGAAACTGAGAATATATTACCTCAGCAAAATGACCATCTTTTAATTACAACAAGTGCCTCCAAGGTAGAAATCATTAATGCATGGGCTCTAAATCCTTTCGCACGCAAAGGAACCTTAAGGCCTATCGATTACTTAGTTCCTAAATCAAATAAAATTGTCGACACATGTGGTGCAGGAGACACATTTTTCACTGCCTTCTGTGCAGCCAAAGAACAAGGAAAAGAGTTAGAAGAAGCTATTCATTATGCTATCAGTGCAGCCTCTTTGAGTATTGAACACAATGGCTGTTTCCTCCCATCCTTACAAGAAATAGAGGATAGACAATTAGAATATTATGGTTAAAGTAGTTATGACAGATAAAAAAACAGACCCTTCATATGTTCAGCGCTTTGAAAAAACAAAAAATGTTCCCAAAAGATGGGGTTATGAATTATGGATAGCCAATTCCCACCTATATTGTGGAAAGCAATTAAACATATTCCCCCTATGTCAAACCTCCTTGCATTTTCATGTAAATAAAACAGAACACATTTATGTTTCTTCAGGAACTATGACTCTTGAAGTAGCAAAAAAGGATGGTTCTGGCTTACAGATTACAAGATTAAAACCAGGTGATTCAGTAATTGTCACTCCTGGACTAATGCATAGACTTAAAAATGAAAACAGTACTGAAGACCTAGTTCTTATGGAATTCAGCACACAACACTTTGATGAAGATAGTTATAGAGTACAAACATGAGAATTGCACAATTGCCACATGCAAGTGGCCTCAAGTTTCCCGAGAGAGGAGACGAATACGCAGCTGGCTTAGATTTAAGAGCTGCACATCCAAACAAAACAGAAGTTCCTCAAGATCAAACAGACACATTAGTCTGGACTCTTAAACCAGGAGAACGAAGACTTATTTCTACTGGTTTAATTGTAGAAGTACCTGCTGGAAACTATGGAAGAATTGCGCCGCGCTCTGGCCTCGCCCTCAAACAAGGCATTGACGTTATGGCCGGCGTTGTGGACTCTAGTTATCGAGGCGAGGTAGGCGTCGTCCTGGTTAATCTAGGACAAGATGAAGTAACGCTTAAGCATGGCGACCGCATCGCACAATTAATTGTTACTCCTTATAGGAATGTGTCTATACAACCAGCAGAAATAAAAGCCCTAACTAAAACAAGTAGACAAGATGGCGGCTTTGGTTCTACTGGCGTACAGTGATAATTGCAATCGTATTGATGGCGCTTGGACTCTCAATCCTAGGCTACCTACTCTTTCATGCTCAACGGTCAAACAATAAAGCAGAACACATTATAAATAGTTATAAAAAACAGTTTGATATAAAGTCTCAAAATATTCAGCATCTGCTGAATGAAAATGAGACTTTGAATAACCATATATCTATTATTAAGAATGTTCTTGCCAATATTGAAAAAGAAAAGACTGATTGGAAAAAACAAGAAGAGCACAAGATAAGAGCAGATGCACTAAAGAAGTCCAAGTCCATCTTACGAGGGCAAGCTGTAGAACACCTAGCCCCTTTCCTTACTTCACATGACTTTAATCCAAAAGATATGCGATTTCTTGGTGACCCAGTAGATTATATTATTTATGATGGCATGTCTGACCTCAAAGCTGGCAATAGAAATGATATAGAAAAGATTGTTTTTATGGATATTAAAACAGGCCAGTCCTCTTTGAATAAAACACAAAGAAGAATTAGAGATGCTGTCAAGGCAGGCAAGGTAGAATTTATTACAGAAAGAATAGAAACGAAAAAATCAGGAGACAATAATGACTGACCTTCCAAAACCAAAAGCACGACGACTTTATTTAACTAAACAAATAGACCAATCTTCAATAGCTCCATTAATTCAAAGTATTCTTGATATAAATGCTAATGATAAACATCTAATCAAGTTATATAAAATATATGGTCTTGATTACACACCCCAACCAATAGAACTCTATATAGATTCTTATGGTGGTACAGTCTATCAAGCCTTTGGTCTTATTAGTGTCATGGAACAGTCAAAAGTTCCTGTTCATACTATTGTCACAGGTGTCGCTATGTCTGGAGGGTTCATGATACTTATTCATGGGCATAAGAGATTTGCATACAAACACTCTACCCCCATGTACCATCAAGTCTCTACAGCAAAATGGGGAACCATTAAAGAGATTGAAGAAAGTCTCGAGCAAAGCCAAAAGCTACAAAAACAAATGGAAGCTATGGTTAAAGCTAAAACCAAAATCCCCAAAGCTAAACTCAAAAAGATTTTTGAGAATAAGGCTGATTGGTATATGACTTCTAAAGAAGCTCTTGAGTACAAAGTCATTGATGAGATCATTAAATGATAAATGAAAACAAAACAGCTTTTACTATTGGTCACGAAAAGAATTACGATGAAGTTCTTGAAAGAGAACCGACTGTTCAAAAAGTTGGAAGATATTTGGGCTACCCCGGAGGGTGGGTTTGGGAAAAGGCTGAAGATGCAAAAAGTTTTATAGACCAATCTTCTTTTTCATTCAGAGCTGCAGTTTATGAATTACGTCTTAGAAATGGAGTTGACGCAGACTTTTCAGCTGTACCAGGGGAAGACGGTGTATATAACTTACTCCATGATGCTGAAATAATTAAAAAAATAGAACTATGAAAAAAGAATTAGAGCAACAACTGCTTAGTGATTATCCTGATCTATTCTTTACTTTTGAAAATAGTCTTATCCTTAGCTATGGATTTAATTGTCAAGATGGTTGGTTCGATATTATCGACACTCTTTGTAAAAATATACAACATAGAGTCAAGTGGGTTAAGCCACCTATAAATCAACCCAAAGTTGTTCAAGTCAAAGAAAAATTTGGTGGTCTTCACTTTTATCTTGATGTCTGTTTAGACGAAGAAATAAGAGGAATGATTGGATTTGCTGAAAGCTTTAGCCTCAAAATCTGTGAAAAGTGTGGCTCACCAGGTAAACGACGTCAAGGCGGATGGATTAAAACACTTTGCGACAAATGCCATAAAGTATAAAGGGAAATTAGAATAATGAATACATATGTAACATATTTCGAAAGCGAATCAGGCGATAATTACTTGGTTCAATACAAACGCGAAACACTCCCCGAGTCACCACAAGAATGGCTTAGCGTAATCCAAGAAACTTTAGATGATGAATATTTTGTTGCCGAACAAGATGATTTTTCAGGCCCCGGAATTATGGGCACTTGGGTTTACCCACAAGAAACAATTGAGATAGTTTAATGAGCACTCTATGGAGAGATCCTCTCTTCACATATGATGATCTTTTACTTATTCCACAACATTCTTGTCTTTCAACCAGGAAAGAGGCCATAACTGAAACAGCTATAGGAGATACAAAACTTAATTTTCCTATGATTTCAGCTAATATGGATACAGTCACTGGTGTAAGAATGGCTATCGCCATGTGGAAAGCAGGTGGATTAGGAATACTCCATCGTTTTTATCCTCCAGAGCAAGAGAACCGTAGACTATCCGATGTCCAACAACTAGTTGATAGGGGTGTCCCTAGAGAATATATCTACACTAGTATCGGTGTAGGTGGAAAAGAAATAGAGTGGGCCGAAAAGTTAGTAGAAGCAGGAGCAGGGGGTCTATGTTTAGATATAGCTCATGCACACTCTGAACTAACTGGATATGTTCTTAAGCAATTACAGCACCTTAGGCCACATATCACTATTATTGGAGGGAATGTAGCCACACCCGAAGGGGCTATCTTCTTGGCTCCATTGTGTGATGCAATTAAGGTCGGGATTGGACCCGGTTCTCGCTGCACAACTCGCTCAGTAACCGGACATGGCGTTCCCCAAGCATATGCCATCCATAGTATTAGACGAACACTTCCTAATAAACCAATCATTGCTGATGGTGGACTTAAAACTTCTGGAGATATTGCAAAAGCGCTTGCTCTAGGAGCCACAGCAGTCATGAGCGGCTCTATGCTTGCTCCTTCTACAGAAGCAGAAGGAACTCACTATACAGGACAAGACGGAAGAACCTATAAGGTTTATAGAGGCATGGCCTCTAAGCAAGCAATGGAAAAGGCAGGACGACAACCACGTGCTGCCGAGGGTGTGTCTGCACCCGTGCTTGTCCGGGGAACAGTATCTGAATTAATGTCTGAATGGAAAGATGGCTTACAGAGTGCTTTGTCTTATTCTGGTTGCATGAGCATTACAGAATTTAGAGAAGATGCAATTCTTTCTCTAATCACGCCTACAACATTAGTAGAAAATGGAGTTAGATTATGAATAACTACAAAAGAAAGTTTCCGCGTTTAACCTGGGAACAAAAAGAAGCTATTAAAGAATATTTTGCTGACAAAGGCGATGTCATTTCTATATTAAAAGCAATACGAAAGAAGAAGGAAACAATTCCAGCTGATGAAACTAAGTAAAGCTATTACCGAGCTTAAACTCCTCCTCCCTCAATATCTAAAAGATCAAGATATTGTCAGTAGTAAATCAAAGAAGTTTGCTTGTATCAACCCACACCATAAAGACTCAACTCCAAGTGCCTCTCTCTATCCTGGAAGTGATTACACTGAAGGAAGATGTTTTGGTTGTGTAACTAACTTTGATATTTTTACTGCAGCTCATTGGTTAGAAGGAATGCCTCAAGAAGGGCCCGAATGGGTCTCTACTACTGTCTCCACACTATGTGAGAGGTATGATATACCCTTAGAGCTTGAGCCCCTTACAGACGCCCAGAAAGCCTCTAAGGCAGCACTTGCTGCATTTCAAGAAGCAGCTCGTATTCTTACCACACATACTGTTTGGTCAAAAGATTGTGAAGAGTATATTAATAAAAACAAATGGAAGAAAGAGGTACTTTTACACAGGGGTGTGGGCTGTCTCTCTAGAGAAATTCTAACTTTAGAAATGTCCAAAAAAGGATACAGCGCAGAGTATCTTAGAACATTAGGTTTGCTTGGTGAGCATAATTGTCCTTTCGATGGAGAGCAACTTGTATTTACTGTGTATAACCACCGTGGGCAAGCCCTTGGCTTCTCCTATCGGACATGGGATGGGAAACAAAAGTATGTTAACCCACACATGTATGGCTATGGCACAGAGTCTTTAAAGAAAGGGGAGACACTTTATGGGTTGGATAAAGCGCGCCGGTGCACTGACCAACCACTCATTCTAGTAGAGGGATATACAGATGTCCTAACTCTTAACCATAAAGGAATCAACAATGTTGCTGCCATTTGTGGAACTGCCCTAACTAAGGAACAGATTCTCCTCTTAGAAAGTGTAGGTTTTCATAGTATTGTTTTGGCTCTTGACTGGGATGCAGCTGGCCAGATAGGAATCAGAAGAGCAATAGACTTGCTTATGAAAGAAAGTCAAGATCTTGATATTTCTATCATTGGAAAGACCGACAAGACTGAGGGATTAGACCCTTCTGATTTTGTACTCCAACATGGAAAGAAAGGATGGCTAGCATTACCCAATCTAAGTGCCTTCTCTTGGTTGCTTCAAGATCGTTTGACAGGCCAAACGCCAAAGAGAAAATTAGCCGAAGACATGGTGCGAATTATTGCACTTGAATCTTCTGCAATTACAAGAGAAGAATACACTAAGGAATTGGCAAATACAACCGGGGTGTCTATCCATGCTCTTGATATTGAGGTTGGCAAACAACTCAATAAAAGAGAAAGACAACGCAATAAGATTGAAAAAAACATAATCGAAAGAATGGCTCTGGACTTAGACAAGTTCCCTGACCATCGCATATCTATCCTTTCTGAAGCAGCTGGCAATATTGAAAAAGTCCGTAATGATTATGAGTCTGGCAAATACTCCTCAAGAGGAGTTCTTTCTTTACTCAGAACACAAAAGATTAAAGAGGAGTCAATTGACCCCTCTGTTGGCCTTGGATTCAAAATGAATCTAATGCCCCAATTAGCTAAATGCTTTGAAGGAGGAAAGGACTGGGCGAGTGACACGCTTATGCTTTTGGGTGGAGAAGCCAATGCGGGTAAGTCCTCGCTCATGTCCAATATCGCTTTTGATATTGCGCATTCTAACAAAGATGCAACCGTTATCTACTTCTCTATTGATGACTCTGGTCGAGACATCTTGCCTAAATTCCTATGTAATGCACATGTCTCTAACTTAGGCAGATTACCCACAAGCAAATTCGAAGAACTATCTATCGGGGCAATCATTAACCCCGGACGATGGGCCTCTATGCTTCCATCTAAAGGACACAAGGAACGCTTCTTTGACTTTAGGCAACAGGCTTATAACTTAATAGAAAATCTTGTAAAAGAAGATAGGTTTCTAATTAAGGATGCTACTGATGGAGCTACTCTTGAATACATGGAAGCCGTTATTCGCTTTCATAGAGGAAAATACCCAAGTCGTAGAATCTTCTGCGTCTTAGACAATACTCACAACCTTCAAGACTATGGTGGCAAAGACATGAGAGAACGCTTTAGTAAAATTGCAGATACTATGAACAATATTTGTAACAAATACAGTGTCTGCATGCTGGCCTCTGTTGAGTATAAGAAAAGAAGTGGTGGAATGCGTGGTGGGAAGTTACTTCCCAAAAATGAAGATATTGCTGAGTGTATGACAGGAGATTCTCTTGTCTTTACAACTCAAGGGCTAAAAAGAATTGATCAAATTATCCCTGGCAATATTGTTTACACCAAAGACGAAAACAATCGAATTGTTACCAACAAGGTGTTGGCTAAACTAGACAAAGGCGTTCAGCAAGTTTATAAGGTCATGCTTAAAGGTGGACGCACTATTAAAGTTACTGGCAATCACCCATTTTTCACAGAAAAGTATAAATGGAATAAACTTTCAGAATTATCTGTAGGGGATTTTGTTGCTTTGCCTTCTGAGATTCCTCAACCAAAATCATGCTCTAATCCAATAAATAACGACATTGCTCGTTTACTTGGATACATGGCAGGTGATGGTTGCTATGCCTTAAAAAGTACTCCTCGTTTTACAAACAGAGATAAGGGCATAATCAAAGATATAAAAACAATAGTACAGGATAGGTTTAAATTAGGAGCTTCTGAAAGACTCCATAATGGTTCTCTTCATCTTCGTTTTACTAACGGAAGACAAGGATGTAAGGTCAAAAATCCACTAACAGAATATCTAAAAACTTTGGATATCTGGGGTCAGACGGGTATGGCAAAAAATATCCCGACTGAACTTTATTCTCAAACCAATGAAGTTATTAGCCATTATATCTCTGGCTTAATTGCCACAGACGGCTCAATAGATACAAAGAAGAAAACAATCAGATTCTTTAATAAGAGTAATTATTTAACTCAGGGTTTAATATCTCTTTTAAGTAGACTTGGTATTTATTCCACACTAAATAATGTAAAGAATGGTGTTAATGCTGTTTGTATTTCAGGCGATGAAGCAATTAATCTCGCTCAGCTTTTGTTTATTCCTGGTGCAAAAGGAAACAAGTGTAAGCAATTGGCTAGTCTTTCCAGACTGAATAAAAACAAACATGATCATTTGCCAATTCTGTTTACTGAGCGCCTTAAAGAAATTACAACAAAGGCAAGAATAAATATAAATGACGGAAGAGAGCTAGGGTTTCAAGTAAGAGACGGTCATAGAGTTACAAGATCTATTGGCTCTAAATTAGCAAGCTCCTTAAAGGACAAAGGATTACAAGCCATACTTAATGAACAGTTAAGGTGGGTGAACATTGTCAAGATTGAAAAACTGGACAAAGAACAAGTCTGGGATTTAACAATTGATGGAACTCATAACTTTATTGCCAATAATATTATTGTTCATAACACCAGGGCCTTCAATTACCGAGCTAAGTGGATTGGACACATCTATAATGATATGCACGAACGACAGGAAGATTATGATACTTTTCATATCGACCCAATGACGAAGAAACCAATGCCTCGCATCCTTTTACTCCACTCAAAAAATAAGATTAATGGTTTTAAAGAGATTACTGTTCACGACTTCTTTCCTCACCTTAGTACTTTCAAATGGAAAGATGAAAGTGAGGCCAAACTAGAAGCCAAGAAATATCTAGAAGACCTTAAAGAAGAGGAAGAATATGATCAAGACGAAAATTGGTAGCATGGCCTTGGGCATCATTGTAGGTATTATCCTAGCAATAGGACTTGCCTTTGGAGTTGCACGGCGGGCTAACGCCAGAATGATTATGCTTGATGATCAACTGACAGCAGAGAAACAGCTTTCTCAAGAAGTCTTGCGTACTAAAAACAAAGAAGTCTATAATCTTGAAAAACATATTAAAGATTTAGTAAAATCAAATGATGGTTTGAAAGAAGATATCAAAGAACTCGAGGCCAATCCTGTTGTTGTGACGCATACAGAGGTCATCATTAAAGGGGAGACAACAGAAGAAACTGTGGACCACTTTCCTGAAGAGTGGGACTATCGAAATGCAAACAATCTTCTTGTTGCTTCTCACCTCTATAATGAGGATCTTTCTTCTTTCTCTGCAACTACTTATGACTTAACAGTGAGTGTTCAAAACCTTATCGCAACGATACCAACAGGAGA